TTAAACAGCAATAATTTGCCATTCTTTGCCTCTATCGTCGTGATATTTATCAGTCATTTTTTGGGTTTTATGGCCTAATAATTTTTGTGTATTTATTCCTTGTTCGCGATAAAGTCTCTCAGACAAAGAGCGTTGTTCGTGAAAGGTTGGTGCAGTACCTTTCTCCCAAGTTAACCCACACTTATCTCGCGCTTTTTTAAACGTTGTGGTTAATGTATTTGGCGTGGCTTGTTCGCCTCGTTTTGCTTGGGATGTTGTATGCCGATAATGTACAAGATATTTACTCACAACGGCATCACGACACCTTGCAATGACATCCCTTAAGGACATATTAAGGGCATCGCATTTTAATGATAATGGGATAGCTAATTTACTGCCTGTTTTTTCCTGCTGCACATGCAACATGTCATCCCAAATATCCGTAAATTTCATATTACAAATATCACCTATTCTTTGACCAGTAATTAACGCAAGCAACATTCCACATTGCAGGTAAGGGGGATGCTTTTCAGCTTGTAGATAAATAGTATTCCACTCATCAAGCGTCATACGCTCTCTTTTAACCCTATTTCTAGGCTGTTTTGTTGCTTTAGCTGGATTGTAACCAGGAGGAACGTAGCCAGCATGTTGAGCTTCTTTAAATACATCAATGAGCACCATGCGAACGACCTGAGCCATTCTTGAATGTCCTAATGCTTTGACTGAATCTATTATTTCGGCAATATCTAAAGCAGTTATCTCTTTCAATATTTTCGTACCACAATACTGACGAAATAAATTAATAGGTTTCATTTTCTGTCGATAAGAATTAATTTTTAATTCACCGATATCTAATCTTTCTTTTTGAATATCCAAATATTTATCCACCCATATATCAACAGATATTTCAGACTTGTTTGTCTTAATTTTTGATAACCGTTCATTAATACTTAATAACTGTCGAGTATGTTGTTCAGCAATAATTGTATTGGCTTGAATAGCCGTTTCTCTCGCTTCTTGCTCGTCGGTGCCTAAACTATGAAATTTTCCCGTTATAGGGTGTTTATATTGCCAATAAATTTTTCCATTACGCTTATCTAATTTACGGTATAAGTTAGGAATGGTTATTTTATGGGTTCGCGGTCTGGCAGCCATCTGAAATTATCCTCTGAAGTCGCTCCGTTGATTTAGTCGGAATTTTTGGTAAAGATAAATAACCCACATAACGAGCTTCTCTATCGACCATCCACTTTCTACCAACTTTCATTGCTGGAGGTGCGATAAGATTATTTCTTGCGTATTTTTGTAATACCGTTATGCTGGGGGATTCTTCACCAAATTCCAACATAGCCCACGCCTCAAGACTTACCATTCTTGACATATTTTCTCTCCACACTGTCCGTACACAGTTTAAATAGATATTCGTTAATGCTGGTGGTAATTATTTACTGATCTCCTTAAGAAAAGAGATCCAGTGCGTTTTATCGTTCTTACCTACACGCTGTACCGCTGTTGGTTTTTGGTCTGTTAGTGCTAAAATTTGTTTAACAGGTATTTGGGTTTCATTCCATTTGAACAGCAATGTTCCTCCAGGCCTAAGCACTCTAAATGCTTCACTAAACCTTTTTGATAAATCGTCTTTCCATGACTCTTTATTTAATCGCCCGTACTTTTTAAACATCCAACTATTTTTACCAACTCTAATTAAATGAGGTGGGTCAAATAGTACTTGATAAAAGGTATTATCTGGTAATGGCAGGTTTTTAAAATCAGAAATAATATCTGGTGTTATATTTAAAATTCTTCCATCACATAAAATATGTTCTTCAGCTCTAATATCATTAAATAAAACTCGGTCGTCTTGTTTATCAAAATAAAACATGCGAGAGCCACAACACATATCAAGTATTGGTTTCATTTTTATATACCAACTTTGATTTAATCCAATTTTCAGCTTCATCATTGCATAACAAAACACTATCCATCATTAATTCAATATCGATAGATTCCTTTGCAATGTGAGATAATGCATTCATAAACATTGCAAACGGTTTCTCATCACACTCTATAAAGTTAGCTCTGTATGCGCTAATTAAATGATTGCGAGCATATAGAACGCCTAATTTCATTTGTTCTCTATTGTATTTATCCATCATACCACCTTTATTTGCTTTAATGCCTCGCGAACAGCGTTTAATCGTGATTCCATTCTTAGATATTGAGGGTTAGGTATAGTGGGCCAATCGTTATACCAAGCATCATCACCAAACAAACTAAGCAACTTACCACCTAAAAAACTATTACAGCACTCATCTTTAACATTATCTGATGCTTCGATTAAATCCCAATATTCCCTTGCTTCATATTTATCTATTTCATTATCGTTGCGTAGTTTGATAACTTGTTTTTTAGCGTATTCAGCATTTGCATCGTCATCATCATCTATCTCATAGATTAAATTAGAATCTAACTTGCCTATCCAGTAGTGATTATTGATACGCTGAATAAACTCAATTAGTGGGCTACCCATCGAGCCCCAAAAGCAAGACCATGAATTTCCCCATTCGCTAATAGTGACACGACCGTTTTGATTATCTCCATAATCCTCAAGGTAAACATGAATAGGGTCGTGACGCTCGACATCAGTTATTACTAACTTAGTAACTTGAGATTGTTCAACTTTCATCGTTGCACCTTATCCCTCTGTCTTCACATACCAATCAACAAGATTATCAATTGCAGTATTGATATATCCTGATTGCTCTTCTTCGGTTAATTTATCCCATTCGTCCTCAGTAATACCCAGCCCACATTCAGAGTCAGAACCAACCTTATTTGTTCTTGCAACTAAAACCATCCGCTTACTCATATTCATTCCTCTTATTGCATCCCTGCGAGTTAATTAGTCCAGCTGAATGGCGCCTTCTTCTGGATATTCAGTACAGTAAAATACATGCACACGACCGGTTTCTTTGTCTCTACATGGCTCGATGGTGTATTCAGTCTCATCATTAATGTCTAATCCGTGTGTGTCTACCTTTAAGCCAGCAAAATCAGCCATAGCCATTATTTGCTTTGTTGTTAATGTAATAGCCATATCTATCTCCTGTTTGCATCCTTGCACTGAGTAAGTGGGTTAAACCACATTAATTAAATGGCGTGGATACATAAGCCCAATAGGTGCGAAGGGAATATCATCCTCAAAATCCATTGGTGGCTGACTACTCTGTGCTTGAGGTTGAGCCGGTGGCGGGTTTTGCTGTGCCGGTTGTGAACCTGCTGATTTACTAGCACCACCTAGCATTTGCATTGAACCGCCAATCTTTACAACAATTTCTGTTGTATAGCGTTTAACACCGTTATCATCCCATTCGCGCGTTTGTAGTTGGCCCTCGATATAAACTTGGGAGCCTTTACACAAATAGCCACTGGCGATATCTGCAAGCTTTCCAAACAAAACGACACGATGCCATTCTGTTTTTTCGCGATTTTCACCTGTTTGTTTGTCACGCCATTTCTCTGATGTGGCCACAGCTAAATTGGCAACAGCACCACCAGAAGGCAGGTAGCGAATTTCAGGATCACGCCCTAAATTGCCGATAAGAATTACTTTGTTTACTGATCCGTTAGCCATTTTCAGTTATTCCTATTTGAGTAATATCGCCACCAATAAGATGGCGATTAATTAATAATTAAGCTGAAAACTTGCCAATGAATGTTTCGATATCACTTTCATCAAATTCATCACAAAGTAGATTGCGAAACTCTTGAGCGATTTGTTCTTCAAGGTTTTCAAGTTGGACAATACGGAGCACTAAAACGGGAACATCACCGCCAGTAAGCACGCTATAACGCAATTTAATACTACGTTCTTTTAACTCGTCATATGGGGTGCAGGTAAACTGGAATGCAGTAGGCATAACATCTTTGCTTCTTGCTTCAACATTTTCTAATACTGAACGTTTGGCGCTAAAATCGTGATCTTCATGTTCAGCAGAGCGTGTTGATTCAATTGTAATACGGCGGACAGCAGAAATAGCTTGTTTGATATCTAAAACATTGCCGTCAGCATCAAACGCCATTAAATAATCACGCCAGTCTTCTAACCATTCCGCTAATTCTTTTTGACGATGTTTAACACCATCAATTTTTAATAGTGCTGCGAATGGGGCAGTTTGTTTTAATTTCACAAGAGCAGTATTATCAGCATGACCAGGCTCACCAATTGTGCCGATATTAAAAATAGTTTTGGCACTCATTTCATCGGCATCAATAAAGCAGCTAACACCTTCATCAATTGCATTTTTGATTGAGTATTTAACAAAGTCACTGATACTGGTTGTTTTCATTTCACCACGGAAACGGAAGCGACCTTCTTGTAAATTTTCCAAACTACTCACTTTAAATTCATTTGGAAGAACAATGGCGGGGCAAAGAGATTTCTCTATTGCTTCGAGACTTAATGAAGCCACTGCCATATTTTGAATTTGCGAAATAGCACTACCGTCTAATTGAGACATGAATAAACTCCTACTTATTTAAAAGCATTAAATTAAATGGATAGGTTTAATTAAAAATAAGGAAACTAATTAACGGATTTTAATTTCCCGTCGGGCTGACCTTGCAAAGAAAATAATTGACCTTGGTCTTCTTGCATAATGGTCAACTTACCACCTTTACCTACGTACATTGGTGTTTTAGTAGTATCTTCTTCAGCCCGTTTCCCGCGTGGTGTTGGTGCAGAGAACTTAAGTTTATGAGTTATTTCAACTCGTTTTTCTTCCATTGAATTACTAAGGCGAGCAAAATCTAATTCAATAGTGACTTTGCCTTTTCCACCATTATTTAAAACGCCTAAAGCCACATCATTTAAAACAGCAGAGACTTTATTTTCAAAAACGCCAGCGTCCAATTCGGAAAGAAAGTCAGGGACATTTGTCTTACGATCTTCTTGGCTCATTTCTATAACCTCACGTTATCACTTCACACAATAAGAAAGGGCACTAGCGAGTTGACATAATCCTGATAAGACATTTCACAAATAATGCCAGTACCCTTGCTTATTGTTAGACTCATAATCAAAAAGAGCGGACCACCTGTGGTTGCATCAGCCCGATTGGGATTCGGATTTCTAGCTGACTGCGGGTTACTTTTTTTCACGCCCACGCTCTTTGGTTATAAAACTAACTTTATAAAAATGGCTGACTGAGCAGAACATTATCACCACAACCCCTTTTAATGGTAAAAGACTCAGTCAGCCATTGTTTCTCTTCACACGTTCTCTTCACACATAAAAATCATTTATTTTGTGTTTGAATAGCACTTTTGATTCTGTACTCGTCTATTTCAGCATCTAGTTTGCAATATCTTCATCAGTGAAACTTACTGGAAGTATGATTACTGGTTCAGTTATCATTTACTTTTCCTTCACATATAAAAATTTAGCTTATTGTTATAAATGATATTAGGCTAAGCCTAATCTTTAGTCAATAGGCTATGCCTAATAAATTAAATGAAATTAGACGATGATTATTTTTTATATCAAAATCAATTGAGTAGATAATTAGGAAAGGCCTAGCTTAACAAGTTTCCATCAGACCAAATGAGTTTAAGCTGGACGCTTTGAGGATTTTTTATTGCTTTTATTGTTATTTAACCATTCAGAGGCTTGTCGTTCTAAAGTTATAATGTATGCCCTAGTATCACTATTAACCCAAGAAGGTTCTTTTGTATTATTTTGCAGCAAAAGATATTTTATTATTTCTTTTCTTTCTGCCGAAGCTGACATATAAGCATGAATAAGGCTATTAAGTTGATGTTCATCATGTGTACATCTTGATTCAGCTTTATTTACTGGGAGGTGAAACTCCTTTAAGCCCCAATGTTCAGGTCCAACAACATCAGAAAAATAACTCCATAATTCAGGTAGCTTATCTTTTGAAATGGAGCCTTTTTTTATCCAATCATAAATAGATGGTAGCTTTACATTGAAATGTCGAGCAATCTCAGTTTTTGATTTAACTGATCCTGATGATAGTTTTTTATTAATTGCCTGCTCTATCGCTCGGCCTAAATCTTTACCATTAAGCATAGCCTAATTATCTTATCTTTATATTGTGTAGGCAATTCCTATTGATTTAACATTAGGCTTAGCCTAACATTGTATTTCAATATAGGCCGGAGGTAATTGAATAATGGATCAAATAAGTGCCACAACCGCAATAAAAAAAGCATGTAATTATGTCGGTGGGCAGTCTGAAATGGCTAAACGCTTGGGTATTTCACCGCCTACAGTAAATCAATGGATCAATGGAACTCGAAAAATTCCAGCACGACGTTGCCCTGAAATAGAAAAAGTAACTTCAGGAGTGGTTCGATGTGAAGAACTAAGGCCTGATGTTGATTGGTCTTATTTACGGGGAACTCAACAATGATTTTTATACTTACTTTATTGAAATAAACAATAGCAAAACAGTTTAAAGCAGTTAACTACAAGAACTTATCAATGGTGGTAGGAAATGAATCACTCAATAAAATTAACGTCGTTTAATAAAAACCATAAGGTTATTGATATTGGGGATCATCTCTGCAGGGTTCCTAATAACAGGATAAATCCAATCGTTCTCATAAAGCTCATTGCTTTTAAGAGTATCAAAAAAGCTGTCTACGGCATGGTTATAGTTGTTGCATTGTCTTGTGGTCAAGTGAGGGCGCAAGGCTCTGAAGTCATCACGAGTGATGCGGGGCATGTCTCTTTTCCCGTCTTTACAATCGTCGAGGAATTTATCAAGAAGCAAGAACAACGGATCTGCAATGGCATTGAATTCCTTTCTTTTGTCTCTTCTGCGAGCGAGGGAATGACCAAGCCAAGTTCCCAAGAAAAAGGAAAAAATAGCCCAAAAGAAAGTAATAAGACTGAGGCTGGTTTTGAGAAACGAGACCAAGTGACCCAAGAAGATATCGAGCATGTTAAGTCATCCCTTATCGGTATGTTATTTGCGTCCTTAGTGATGATCCCACTAGGGATAATGTTTAGCGAGTGTATTAGCCCACGAATATTAGCAAAACGTAAGCGCTGGATGAAGCTTCATGAGCTAAAAGCCAAACGGTTTTACCGGAACAACCCAGGGAAGTATTACGTGATGCCACGCAAGACTTTTTGCCAATGGCTGTGGTTTTAATAAAGAGAGGTATTTATGAGTAACCAATCAATAAAACAAGTAGTGAAAGAAATGTGTGAGGCAACAGCTGGTGGGCGTGAAGCGATGGCTGGTGCGCTTGGCCTGTCTTTAACATCATTCAATAACAAGCTGTATGAAAAAAACGGCTGTCGTTCATTTGATTTAAACGAACTGTTAGCCATGCAAGATATTTCTAAAACTGTTCTGTTTGCTGAATTCATTGCTCGTGAGTCTGGAATGTTGCTGGTGGAACGTATTAAACCCGACGAGATAGATGAACCTGAGTTATTTCGTCTACACAACAAAGTTGGTTCAAAACAAGGCGAACTGGCAATTTTTTTAGAAAAAAGTTTAGAGGATGGCGTTGTTGATAGTGAAGAAGAGAAACAACTTAACGTAATGCTAGATCGCGTAATAGCAAGTGGTCGTGCATTTGTTAATGCATTTATCTCATTACATCGGAAGAAAAAATAATGATGGGCTTTAGAAAGGGTGAAGCCAACGATGTACGGTCGCTGGCTTCGGTTTGCAAATTTCAATTGTGTGAAGAGAAATTAGCATGAGTAGATTATCAAACTTAGCATGTCGCACGCAAGTGCGAGCTTCAATACGTGATGGCCGTTTTGTCTATGAAATTAAAGTACCAAATGGCTACCAAGAAACCAACTACCAATTTATGCGTTGGCTGGTAGATGATTTTAATTCAAAGAATGGGCTGAGGACGAGGCAATGAACAATGAGAACCCAAACCAACTTGATCGCTACTATAAAAATCACCGAGGTATCGTTGTTCATGTTGTTCGTTATGACAGAGAAAAACAGCGCGTTATTTTTATGCTTGATGGTTGTGACGACCCACAGTGTGAACCTGTACAGCGTTTTAAAGAGAAGTACACACGTATTAAGTAATGAGGTGGCAAGATGAGTTTATTATTACTAAAAAGTCGCCCTTTAGTCGTTATTCCTGAATTAGCGGTACGTCTTGGTTTAAATGAGGCGATGCTGTTACAGCAAATTCAATATTGGCTAACTGAAACTACTTCAGGTGTTGAATATGACGGCTCACGCTGGATTTATAACACAGTTGAAGAGTGGAAGAATCAATTTCCTTTTTTCTCTGAATCAACGATTAAACGTGCTTTTACTAATTTGAAAAAGCAGGGTGTTTTACGCATTGAGCAAATCAATAAATCGAACCATGACCGTACTAATTATTATGCGATTAACTACGATCACCATCTGCTAACTGATGGGGTCAATATGACCCAATCGAACAGTGATAATACATCTAATCGAGCAGTTCAAAATGACCTTATCGATAAGCGCAAATTGAAACCGTCAAACAGTTCAAAATGCACTGTTCTGAACGGGTCAAAATGGCCTGATCTTACAGAGAATACAACAGAGATTACTTCAGAGAGTACAACAGAAACAGATCATTCGTCGCAGAATTCTGACGAATCCAGCGACCAGCCGAAAAATGATTTTTTAACTCGTTATCCTGAAGCAGTGATTTACAGCGCTAACTTCCAAAAATGGGGCGATGAAGGTGATTTAAAAACGGCGAAATGGATGTTTGGTCGTGTTAAAAAACTAAATCCATCTGCGCTAGAGCCTACTTGGTATGACTGGGCGAACGATATTCGTTTGATGCGTCAAATCGATGGGCGTACCCATGAGCAAATTTGTGCCTTGTTCGATTGGGCCAACAAAGACTCATTCTGGTACCAAAACATTTTAAGTCCTCGTAAGTTACGTAAACACTTTGATGAACTATTCGTTCGTAGTCAAAAGCCAAAGGATGAGCTAAAGGTTCAAGTTGACACCGTTGAACGTGATAGTGCCTTTTCCCGCTTGATTGGCTCTCGGTCTAAACCTAAAAACCGCATTGAAGAAATTGCACTTGAGCTAGCAGGTAAAACAGGCATTCGTCGTATGAGTGAGTTTTCAGGTCGCCAAGCATGGAGCAGCATTTGGAAGCAAGCGATAGAAATGTTACAGGAGACTCAGTAATGCTAACTAAATACATTTTGTTCGTTGGTTTTTGGTTTGTAGTGACATTATTGGGGTTATGGGGTACTTATGCCTGAGTTGATGTTAATGGATATTGTGAAGGAGAGAATAATCTGCCCATTTAATCACGTGATGTACGGTCACGAGTAAAACGTGGAGAGAAATAGCATGATGCAAAAAATAATGGAAGTTTCAGTATTACCCATAATGAATCGTGAATTAACTATGTCGAGTCGAGAGATTGCCAGTTTAACGGGAAGTAATCATTCCGATGTTAAGCGTTCTGCCGATAGGCTTTTTGTTGCTCAAATTTTAACCCAGCCATTGGCTGAGTTCCCTTTTGAACATAACGGCAATCAATATACTGAATATCGTTTTAATAAAAGAGACTCTCTGGTGTTGGTAGCTCGATTGTCACCTCAGTTCACAGCAAAAATAGTTGATCGCTGGCAGGAATTAGAATCAAAAATGCAGCCAGTCATTCCTCAAACATTACCAGAAGCATTGCGATTAGCAGCAGACTTAGCAGAAGAAAAACAAAAATTGGAAAGTGAACTGGCGATTGCGACACCTAAGGCTCAGTTTGTTGATAATTATGTTTTATCCCATGGTTCTATGACATTTCGACAAGTGTGTAAATTACTGCAGGCGAAAGAAACCGATTTTCGTTGTTTTTTAATTGATAAGAAAATTATGTATCGCTTGAATAATACGTTTACGCCTTATCAAACTCATGTCGATCTTGGTCGCTTTGAGATAAAAACGGGAACGAACCAAAAAAATAACCACGCTTTTGCACAATCAAGGTTTACTACTAAAGGTGTGAAGTGGATTGCAGGGTTATGGGCTGAATATAAAGTTGAGGATGAGATTTAATGAAACTACTCTTAACGCCCTATATTCAGTCTGACCTTGGCGTTGTTTTATTGAAGCCTGGAGCGGAGTTGCTTAAGCAATTTAAACCACATTCGCGCGTGATTATTAGCGATGTACCAAAAAGTTTAGATAAATGGCCTTCTGGGGCATTAACAGGAAATGAACAGCCATTATTGGATAACAAGGGCATTGTTGATTTTTTGAATAATAAAAAAGTTCTCCAAGCTATGGGAGGATTGTCATCGATGAATATGTGGATAGGCAGAAATATCCATTGTTGTCAGATTAACGATAAGCATGACAGTTATCATCATCATGAATTAACAACCACATGGCATAAAGACGGTGTGATACGGACTTGTTGGTACCATGATAATCATATTCGCCATTCATCAGCTGAATGGGTTGCTGAATTGGCTCATAAAAATCGTATTGCTTGGATGGTAGATACTATTCGTAGTCGTTTGAGATTAGATGATAGCCATTCGCTGACGATACCTGATTTTTTTGCTTTTGCCGTGATGCATAAACTGGTTGATAAATTACCTGATGCTATATTGCGCCGTATCTTAAATTGGCCTGATAAAACTAAAGATCGTAGAGTGCATGGCGGTTTTCCTGAAGCTGATATTGTTCCAAATGAAGTGACAGCACTATCAGCAATGAATGCGCGTTTAGATGCTATAAAACCCGTTATTAATGTGACTGTCGATCCTGAACCTCCAGCCTCATTTCTTCTTAAACCTAAAATGTGCCGTTGGGAGAATACCCAATGGCTTCAATGGGTAAAAACACAGCCATGTTGTGTTTGCGGACAACAAGCTGATGATCCACATCATATCATCGGCCATGGTATGGGAGGCATGGGAACGAAAGCTCATGACTTATTCACTATTCCATTATGTCGTCAACATCATGATGAATTGCATCATGATCCGAAATTGTGGGAAGCCACTTATGGCAATCAAATCGAATTGTTATTTTCTTTTTTAAACCGTTCATTAGGAATGGGGGCATTGGTTTAACGTGTATACGGCACGGGGAGTATTAGTATGAGAGATATGCAGGAAGTTTTATCACGTTGGGGTGCGTGGTCAGCTAATGAGGGAAATAGTATCGATTACTCATCAATTGCCGCAGGTTTTAAAGGATTAATTCCAAGTTCAAGACGAAGCCGAGAGCAATGTTCTGATGATGATGGCTTAAAAATAAATAAAGCGGTATTACATTTAAAGGTAAATAATAGTTACTTGTTTCAGTTGGTTATTATGTACTATGTGAAGAATTATCCTTTACGCTCAATGGCTTCAAAACTTGGCATTTCTCATAATGAAGTGGCTAAGCGATTGCAGACAGCAGAAGGATTTATTGAGGGGTGTCTATCGGTTGATAACGTAAAATTAGATATGGATAAAATAATTAGAAAACACAGCATTTATAGTCTTGTGTAATTACAAAACACAATATATTGTGTTAATAATGATTTTGATGTTACATGACTTATCTATTAAAAACCTCGTGAGTATAGCGGGGTTGTGTTTTTTATAGGTCTACTTAAGCTGACTTACCGCTAAAAAATAAAGTTTGCTATCTGAATTTTTCTATGGCTTAATAGCGTCACTGGTTTGGAAGTACAGACCTATTTATGTTAGTCAGTTTAAAGTTGTTCCCGTTTAGCGTTATCCTCGATACCTCTTCATTGTGAATTCCTTCTAATTAATTCCCATAAGTAAAAATACAAAACAAACCGCCTATGCCTTATGGCAAATTAAATAAATTAAAGGAAATTCTATGTCTAATACAATGACTGGTACAGTAAAATGGTTTAACGATGATAAAGGTTTTGGTTTCATCACTCCTAAAGATGGAAGTAAAGATGTATTTGTACATTACTCTGCAATTCAGAGTGATGACTTCAAATCTCTGATGGAAGGCCAAGAAGTTTCATTTACCATGGAAAATGGTATGAAAGGCCCAGCAGCAGGCAACGTGGTGGCTCTCTAAAGGCGCTATTACTATTCGCCTCTATTTTAAATGCCCTTGTTGTAGCGGTTCACAATATAGAACATCACAATTTGATGTCACAGTGAACAATCCACACGGCGCAAAATGTATCTTTTGCAAAAGTGTGATGACAGCACAAATGAGTTAAGCATTAAATAGTTGAATATACAAAACCTCGCTTCGGCGGGGTTTTTTGCTATCTACGATCTCATATTGGTTAAAGATAAAAAATTTAGATTTTGGGGCTTTAAATTGTATAGGGAGGCATAGATAAAACATAACTAGACTTGCCTGCTTAGTTTGAACTCACAACGAAATGCATACTTTTTCCTCATAGGAAATACTGTAAGACCGAAAATAAAAGAGGTGTTTTGCTGATATTCTTACTATCAGTTATGCCCAAGATATAAAATCTCTCAGCTTATATTGCTATTAATAAATTTTTCAAGAAAATTATAAAGTTATATATTATGACAGAACCTTCATTAATCTCATATCCAATCGAGTACACTATATGTACATACAATTGAAAGGATAAGGATTTATGGCCATACTCACTCTCCGAAATGTTAAAAGCTATTCTGCTGATAAAGATGTAAATATAGATCTAAGTAAGCCTGTTACCCTTATTTATGGACAAAATGGTGCAGGAAAATCAACAATTTCAAGTTTTTTTTCAGGTTTTCAACAAGAAAAATACCAGCATTGTCATTTTGCAAGTCGTGAAAATTTTGCTTATTTTGTATTTAATCAGGAATATATAGAACAGAAGTTTCACCAAGAAATATATCAACCTGGTATTTTTACATTGAATGAGAAGAATGATGACGTTAACGGTAAAATTGAAAGTAATAAGAGAAGAATTACTGAAATAAACAACTTACTAAACACTTTGGATACAGAGATAAAAAATAAAAATGATGCAAAGTCTACTGTTATCGAAAAGTACTCTAAAGTTATTTTTAAAAAAACTATCAATGATCGGCAATCGTTAGATTATTTTCTAGATAGAGCTAAACGAGTAAATAATTTTTATCAAAAAATGAGGGAAACTTCATTAGGAATTCAAAAATATGAGCTGGTACAACTTACAGAGAGACTGGAGTTGTTACTTAATAGTGAAGGAACTCAATATACAGAGATTATTGAACCAGAGGTTTATGGCCTATCTGACGAAATGCTGACTCTACTTCAAAGTTCGTTGACAGCATCGTCCGATACACCATTTTCAGCCATTATTCAGCAGTTAGGTAACGCTGATTGGGTTCATAGTGGAACAGGTTATATTAAAGATAATATTTGTCCATTTTGTCAACAAAAATTTGATTCTCAGCATCTTCTTCATGAATTGACACTCATGTTTGATAAATCTTATGAAGATGCTCTGGCAACGCTTACCCACAGTCAGACAGTCATTTCCCATGAATTAGACTTATTGGAGTCATTCCATGAGCATTTACGACAACACCCTGTAGTTAGTGATGATCACCAAGTTTTTAGTATTATTAAATCTCTGCAACAAACTTTACGTAATAATCTACAATCACTCAGACAAAAGCTACTACAGCCTTCGCAATCCATACAACCTGACGTTATTACAGATATACGTCAGCATTTGAACCAGATACTGGTAACTTTAAATAGTAACATTAGAGACAATAATCAGCTGGCAGCCAATTTTAGTCAGGAGCGAGCTCGCTTGGCGGCAGATTCCTTTGCATATCTTAGAGAAGTGAGTGATCCTTATTTGCGTCAATGTGATCAGGAATTAGCAGAAATACAACAACAATTGCAAGCTGAGATAAATCAAGTTGATTTATTGAGAGATGAAGAGCGAGCACTTTCGGTCGAAACTACTCATCTTATAGGGCAATTATCAGTTATACAGCCTACAATTGATAACATTAATTATAATCTGACACAATTAGGGATCAATGATTTCAATATTATTTGTCATGATGAGAGCTTGAAACTATATCGCTTACATAGACAAAACCAGCCAGATGATTCTGAGGTCTTTAAATCTTTGAGTGAAGGCGAAAAAACAATCATATCTCTTCTCTATTTCCTAGAATCATGCATTGGTCACGTACCTGATAGCCAGACAATACAACCTAAACTGATTGTTATTGACGATCCTATTTCCAGCCTGTCACATAACTATATTTATGAAGTTGCTTCGATGATAAAACATAAATTAATTTTACCGAAGATTGCGCAACACATTGTTATATTGACGCATAATATATTTTTCTTTCAAGAGATTCTACTTTCAGTTTATAAACGACTGGCTCCCGAACGTACAACACCAAAGGGGTGTGCACTTTATCGCATCATTAAAGGAGAATATAGTGATTGTATCCCATTATCGATGCACGACATGCTGAATGAGTATCAGGCTTTATGGCAAACCATACGGGATGTCCGCGATGGAAGAAGTTTACCGGTAGTATTACCTAATACAATGCGAAATATTCTTGAGTACTATTTCAGTTTTTCTTGCAAACAGGAAAAACTGGATAAAGCGCTAAATAAGCTAGCAGTTGAATATTCAGCAGGGGAATATGACTCATTTTATCGAGCAATTAACCGTCATTCCCATTCTGATGGCAGAAATATCATGGCTACAGGAGTGATTAATGTAGAAATGTATTTCCGTTTATTTCAGAAAATTTTTGAAGAAACGAAGGATTCTGATCATTACAACACGATGATGGGGATTACTGTTGAGCAAACAGAAGGTTGATGAAATTATCACCTGCGGGCACCACACACTCAACGGATCGGGAGCGAGCGCATATGCTTACGCACATGTTCTACGCGCCCGAAACGAAAACGAGTGTACCAACGAACTGGTACGATTTTCGGTCTCATAGGGCTATCCTTTTACAAACCGACTACTGCCGGAAGTCCCTGTACCCATTACAGGCATGCAATGATATAGAGAGGATTACCCGAGGTGATAACCCCTTAATAATACACAGTTCCATAAAATAAACCACCTTTCTTTGAATAATGTAGTCATTCTATGTCTTCGTAGTGTTATACATAGTTGTAATTGTAGTTGTCCTCAGAATGAAGGGTTGAAGTCAGTAGAATGGCCTAAAGTTATTCATCAAAAGATAGTATGCTCAGGTTGTCCTTGTTGAACTAAATACAGTTTTAAATAGTTTTATCTTAATTCATTAATTTAATTGATATAAAAGATATATAATACAAACAATAAAAAAATGCCGATACGCTAGGAGTCATATCGGCATATAAAATAAACGCAAGAAGCAATGTAAGTCATGTCGTACTAATCCGTATCAAACCTGTCAATTTGATATACCTGTAATGATAATTATTATCATTAATATATTCAACCCTAAATTAAATAAGGTTACTTTGTAGCCTTTTCATTTACACCGACCACAGAATCAACATCCACTTATATCATTCACACAAGAGCTGTGAGTCGGCATCTTATTGATTAAATTTTTCGTTAATTTAGTTGAGTTTTACTTTAAGAGAGTTAGGTATGGAGTATTTACTTTGAAGAAGGAAATGAAAATCTCAATGTGTAATGATAAGTCTCTTAAATAATAGACCCCAATTATTTTTGGGGTCATATATTGAGATTATTGAATTAATATCCCTGATATTGATTTATTACGAATTAATTTTCAGGTGCAATAGCATCCAATACTCGAGCAGAATAAACCATCGCAGCACCAGTATTTAATGCAACAGCAACACCGAGTGCTTCTGCAATTTCTTCATGACTAGCACCCAACTTTAAAGCGGTGTCAGCATGTACGGCGATACAACCATCACAGCGTGTTGTGACTGCAACTGCTAATGCGATTAATTCTCTTGTTTTTGCATCTAAATGATTAGTTTTTTTACCTGCATTGGAAAGTGCTTGGTAGCCAGTAACCGTATCAGGTGTTAATTTTCCTAACTCACCAATACGTCCCATTAATTGTTTTCGATATTCATTCCAATTAAGCATGATATTAACCTTATTGAGTTAACTGAATTATTGGTTGACATTATGGGATGAAAAAAAAGATGATGACATCATCAAACGAATCAATTTTTAGTGAATTAGTCTCATGGATACGTTGAGCCAACTCTTATACCTTTCTCAAGGGCAATTGCAATTAGATGTGTTTTGTCAAATGAAAGGACATTTTTCCTTACCGCATGTTTCATCTGTTGAACATGAAACTATTTTTCACTTAGTTCTATCAGGGCAGTGTTATGTTCAGATTGAAAAATCAGCCCCTATAGTTTTATCCGAAGGCACTTTTTTAATGTTAAACAGAAGGCAATCACATACCCTTTGGAGTGGAGAACGAGATATAGAACCTCCCCCTTTTTTGCATAAAAATAATGGCTTCTTACCTGTTAAGTACACAAAATCTGAAGATCAGACTCAACATGTTGATTTGCTTTGCGGGCGAATGGCTTATGCTAAAGGAAGCGGGTTACTATTATTAAATGGGTTTCCTGATATGGTAGTGGCAAATTTGGTGGAAATGCCAGGGCTAACAGTATTGAATTTATTTAGCCAGTTGCTTCGAGAGGAAGCCATTAATGCAAATCAAGGGGCGGCTGCGATACTAAATGGGCTTGCTCAGACTTTATTCGCTTTTGCATTACGTGTTTATGGGCAAAAACCAGATATAAACTCAAGTTGGTTAGCATTATTAGCTGAACCTCGGTTAAGTCGTGTATTTAATTCTATGTTAAATGAACCACAAAAAGGGTGGACACTTGATTCTTTAGCTAATGTCGCTTCAATGTCACGAGCGACTTTTGTGCGTCAATTTAAAGCAACGGCGAATACGACACCTGGCGAAGTTCTACAATCCATTCGTATGCTAAAAGCACTTTCATTATTACAACAAAATAAATATACATTATCAGATATCGCAGAAAGAGTCGGATACCAATCTGAAGCTGCATTTAGTAAAGCATTTAAAAGTGTATTTAATTGCAGACCAGGGCAGTGGAAGAAGCAACAGAGTAAAGTGTAAAAATTTGCACAGAGTAAAGAAGAATTATTACTTTCTTTTGAAGTCACTTCGGTGACTTTTTTGTTATCTAAAGTAAAAACGAAATTATATTTGCGCTTAAATTAATCGCTGAGTAAGGGAATTGAGAAGCAGAAGAAGTTCACTATTACTTAAGTGACGGGAATGCTGTTCGAGTTATCATTCCCGATTTGAGTAAAAAAAAGCCGACGCGCTAGGAGTCATGTCGGCATAAATCTTCGGGAAAAGTGTTAATAACGAGAGCGATCATTAACTATAAAGCAATGTATCAATATCGGAGAAAAAAAAGGCACATTTACGAATAATAATCATTATCATTTAATTGTCAATTATATGAGGTCACTACAGTGACCTTTTTCTTGTCTAAATATGATATATATCAATAAAAGGTGTGTGTTATGTCAAAAGAGATAAGCGAATTACAGTTTAGTCTTCACTATGCCTCAGAAACAGACAGTGAAAAGAATACCTCCGCCATTTTAACGGCGAATATCCATACGACTGATGGTGAAACTCAACAACTGACACAATTAATTTGCACGACATCTTCCGCAGGTAAAAAGCAATATCGAATCGGCTTGCAAAAAATTAGTGATGCTGGTGCTCCATTGCTGGTGGCGATTGAATCTTATTGGCGTAAAAACACACAAGAGAGTTGTATTTATTTTTTAGAGAAAGCAAAACAGTTTATTCAAGGACACTTACAACAAACGAATACATGGATATCCATGTACGGCCTTGTGATTGTTTCTAATGCGTCACTGGAAGAACAGTTGCCTGAAGATTTATTAAAAGCACTTAAAGTATCAATACCCGCCTAATTTTTTAACTTTCTCACACTAATCATTAACGGACACTCCTCAGGGGGTGACTATGCGTATGGAAAAATTAACCAATGTAACTTATGGAACAGCAGGCCTAACGGCCTTTTTTGCCAGTCTCTCTTTATATGAATGGGTATTTGTTATCGGGATGGCGTTCAGCATGCTTCTGGGTTTAGCCACTTATTTTATGACTCGTCGAGAACAACGAAAACGCACTCAATTATTTGAAGAGCTTGTTCGTCATGTTGACCCACAAAACCCGACCGAAACCTTAAAAAAGCTTGCTGAATTAATGGTGAAAGCGCCAAAGGATATTTAATGTCTCTCAAACAGAAAATAGCGGCGCTAACAACAGCAGGAGCAACAGCCATCGCGTTAGTAGTAATAGCCCATTTTGAAGGTGTACGTTATGAACCTTATCGTGATGTGGCAGGTGTTCTAACTGTTTGTTATGGACATACAGGCAAAGACATTATTCAAGGCAAGAGATACACACAACAAGAATGTGATGCGTTATTACAAATCGATTTTATTAAGACACAACAGCAAGTCGATGCATTAATCAAAGTATCACTCGATGACTACACCAAAGCTGCTTTATATTCCTTTGCTTTTAATGTGGGTACAACCGCATTTGCTCGCTCAACATTACTCAAGAAGCTAAACGCTGGTGATAGAGCGGGTGCCTGTGAAGAAATGAAACGTTGGATATATGCAGGCGGAAAGGTCTGGCGAGGGCTTGTCAGTCGTCGAGAAGCGGAGTCAGCACTATGTCATGGAAACCTTTAATCATCATTATCAGCTTTATCCTTGCATTACTCATTACAGTCGCTGGTGGCATTTATCTCTTGATTGATAACTCATGTACTAAAGACCAAGTGAGTTTAGAAAAGCGCTGTCAGATAGCTCTCTCACATCATCGGTACTAATCATGAAATACGGGAAACTCTATGCCGTTATTACGATGGTAGGCATCATTGTGGGAGGCTATTGGGTGGTTAATTGGCAAGCTAATAGGATTAATTCATTGACAGATATCAACAAAAAACTGGCCGTAGCTCTTGAAGAACAGAAGTCTATTAATACTGATTATCAAGCACGCATAATGCGGTTAAACCAACTGGATATTCAATATACGCAGGAGTTAGCGAATGCCAAGAATGAAATTAGTCGCTTGCGTGATATTAGCGAGCGTCATCCTGAGCGGGTGTATATCAAAGCCGAGTGCCCAAAAAGCAAAACCACTTCCGCCACCAGCTTGGCTTATGCAACCACCGCCCGACCTACTGACACCGCTATCCGAAATTATTGGTTACTCAGAGAACGAATTGCAGAGTCAGAGCAAATGATTAAAGGGTTGCAGGATTATATCAAACAAGAATGCATGGAATAAAAAAGCCCAGCATGGGAGGCTGGACAATACTAACAATATATTGTTTCATATGGGTATAGTTAGACTTATTATTATAACTAAAGTAAATATATATGCTAGTTTATTGTGTTTAATTATTTATTTTTATTTGATTAATAGACGTAAGATAAAAAATAGCCCTATGATTTAATGTTCATAGGGCGGTTAAAATGAAGCAAAAAGTAAATATCAATCATTTCCAATTATATAATTATTATTTCTTTATGCAATAGAATATATTGTATTTCTGTTATATTAGTAGATTAAAAAATATATTTAATTGTAATATGTCATATAGTATCTATTTGATGTAAGTGTCTCTTTAGAGGTAGATAGTATTCCACTCTATCTGAACTCCCGATGGAATAAATAACGATGTGTAATCAAAAGTTAGTCGTACTTTTACTCGCTGATGGATCATGTAAACAAGTTGATATCACGGACATGTACTAATGACATGAGCATAAATACTCCAGATATCTATTTAGATAATAGTGACTGCTCGTCATTTGTACTGGGTTAGGGGGGCAGTAGATTTTGATGAAAAAAAACTGTAAGAGAGATTACAGGGCTGAAAAACATAAATATATTTATATATCTTTTTGAAACAGAAAGCGCCGCATTGTCGCTGTCTCCTATGTTAGCTATGACCTGTTTTATTCTCGACAGAGAGCACATAGTGAGAATCAAAAACAACGAATACCACCGTTTTGTTATTTTCGGTCATTATCAGCAACGTCAGCTGTAGGTAGAAGAAGGGGCGTGACGATGGAGAGACATCATCTACAAACGTCATTCATTGATTGGTGTATACAGATAGCCATCAGTTAACCACTGGTGGCTTTTTTATTGCGGAAAATTTGTAATGGAATAAAAAAAATGAAAAAACGCAATGTCTATGGTGGTCGCTGGGCAAAGGTGCGATTAGCATTTCTTAATGAACATCCACTTTGCGTCATGTGCCAAGAGCAAGGGCGCATTACTGCGGCCACAGTAGTTGACCACATTATTCCGCATCGTCTTAAAGAAGCGCTTGAATCAGGTGATAAAGAACGTATCGCAAAAGCCCAAGCCTTATTCTGGGACACAAAGAACTTCCAAAGCTTGTGCGAATTGCATCATAACTCCACCAAACAACGTATCGAAAAGAGTGGCAAAGTCATTGGCTGTAATGCGGATGGCATTCCACTTGATCCCAATTCTCATTGGCATCAATAACACCATGAAATACAGGGTGGGGGCGGGGTAAAAGTTCAAACACTTTCGCCCTGATTACCTAGCGCCCTCATTTGTGTGCACAATCGCGAAATGAAAAGTTTTTTTCTGGGAGGTTCCGATGGCAGGAAGACGCCCGAAACCGACCCACTTGAAGGTGGTCACCGGTAATCCGGGAAAACGAAAACTCAACGATAAAGAACCCCAACCCAAACGTGAAATTCCAAGCCCACCCGAACATTTAACGGATTGGGGGAAAATGGCGTGGGCAAAATTAACCTTATTACTCGATGGAATGGGCGTTTTAACCGTGGCTGACACGCTGGCATTAGAACGGCTGTGTGATATCTACGCCGATATTCTTCAATTGCGAGACACCATTGCGATTGAAGGTCGGACATACACCACAAAAACGCAATTAGGGGATTTTTTAATTAAAGCGAATCCTGCCGTTGCCATGTTGGCTGATGCAGATCGCCGTTTTAAAAGTTATTTAGTCGAGTTTGGTTTAACCCCCGCCGCTCGTTCGAAGGTGAAGATGGATGGTGGAGAAGAAGAGGAAGATCCGCTCAACCAATATTTCGGTTGATCCCGCAACACAATACGCGCAAGACGTGCATCAAGGCAAAATCTTAGCGGGGCCTGATATTCGTCATGCATGTGCACGTCATCTCAAAGATTTAAACGAAGCCGAGCAACGAGGATTAGTCTGGGATGTCGAGGCTGTCAAAAGGGTGATCGATTTTTTCGCGAAAGTCTTAAAGCTCAATGGCGGGGAACATGAAGGCAAACCGTTTATTTTATTGCCTTGGCAATGCTTTGTGATTGGCTCCATTTTTGGCTGGAAAATGACTGATGGTACACGGCGATTTCGCATTGTGTACGTTGAATCAGGTAAAGGTTCAGGAAAATCACCGATGGCGGGTGGCGTTGGGTTGTATTGTTTAGTCGCCGACAGTGAACCGCGTGCTGAAGTGTATGCGGCAGCCACGAAAAAAGACCAAGCCATGGTTTTGTTTCGTGATGCGGTGGCAATGGTTGATCAATCTCCCGCATTAAGTCAGCGGATCACCAAATCAGGCGGAACAGGCAAAGAGTGGAACTTGGCTTATTTGAAAACGAGTTCATTCTTTCGTCCGATTAGTTCGGATGATGGGCAATCAGGGCCTCGTCCCCATTGTGCGTTGATTGATGAAATTCATGAGCACAAAAATAATACCGCCGTCGAGATGATGCGAGCGGGTACAAAAGGTCGGCGGCAAGCCTTGATATTTATGATCACCAACAGTGGCCATGATAAAACCAGTGTGTGTTATGACTATCATGAATACGGACGAAAAGTCGCCGAAGGAACTATCGAAGACGACAGTTTCTTTTCCTATATTTGCTCACTGGATGAAGGCGATGATCCCTTTAAGGATGAGTCTTGCTGGGGGAAAGCCAATCCATCACTGGGCTACACCTTTTCTGATCGCTATTTGCGCGAGCAAGTGACACAAGCTCGAGGTATGCCCGCGAAAGAAAGCATTGTGCGTCGGCTTAATTTTTGTCAGTGGGTGGATGCCGATAATCCGTGGATTAACAGTGAAACATGGATGCAGTGTGAAAACACGTTCACATTCGATGACCTTCAAGGTGAAGAGTGTTATGGCGGACTGGACTTATCGGGAACCAAAGATTTAACCGCATTAGCCTTGTATTTTCCTAGTCTCAAACGTCTTTATGTCGAATTTTGGACACCCAAAGACACTTTATTGGATAGAGCGAAAACCGACCGAGTGCCTTACGACTTATGGGTAAGGCAAGGTTTTATGCATACCACGCCAGGGAATGCGGTGAGATATGAATTTGTGGCAGAACGCATTGCTGAAATGGCGATGCACGTCAGCATGAGAGCCATTGCCTTTGACCCTTATCGCATTAAATACCTTGAACCCAAACTCGATGACGCGGGTGTGACGGTTCCTTTAACTCCGCATGGACAAGGATATTACAAAGCCAAAGATTCAGGGCTGTGGATGCCACACTCTATCGAACTGTTTGAACAGCTCATTGATGACAAGAAGATTGAGATCCACACCAATCCTTGTTTGAGATGGAATGCTGCATCCGCTGTGCTTGAGGCTGACCAAAAAGATAACCGCGTCTTTGCCAAGAAAAAAAGCACCGGTCGAATCGATGGTGTGGTGGCCTCTGCAATGGCGATTGGTGCTGCGGAAGGTGAGGTTGATAATGGCAACCTTGATGATTTTTTCTCTAACCCATTGAGTATGTGATGACAGATAAACAATATTCAATCGATTTGCGCACTAATCATGGTTGGTTTGCGCGTCTGGCTTCCTTCTTCGTTGGGGGAAGACTCGTGACACCTGAACAAGGTTCACAATCAGGCGTTATCTCAGCGCAAGGCTCACTTGGTGATTCTTCTGTAAATGATGAGCGAATACTCCAAATATCAACGGTTTGGCGTTGTGTTAGCTTAATTTCGACGTTAACGGCTTGTTTGCCACTGGATGTGTTCGAAACGGATAAACAGGGAAATAGAACCAAAGTCGATTTAAGTCACCCATTGGCTCGATTACTGCGATATTCGCCCAATCAATATATGACCGCTCAAGAATTCCGAGAGGCAATGACTATGCAGCTTTGCTTTTATGGTAATGCTTTCGCGTTGATTGAGCGAAATAAAGTCGGTGATGTGATCAGCTTGCTCCCTCTGCTGTCTGCCAATATGGATGTACGCATGGAGGGGAAGAATATTATCTATAAATATCAGCGTGATCATGAATTTGCGAAATTTAAACAACACGAAATTTTTCATTTAAAAGGGTTTGGTTTTAATGGGTTAGTTGGATTGTCGCCTATTGCTTATGCGTGTAAGACAGCAAGCACGGCCGTTGCGATGGAAGATCAACAACGTGAGTTTTATGCCAATGGGGCTAAGTCACCTAAAATTCTAACAACAGGCGATAAGGTACTGAATAAAGAGCAACGTAGCCAACTTGAAGAGAATTTCAAAGAAATTGCGGGTGGCCCCGTTAAAAAACGATTGTGGATCTTAGAAGGGGGATTTCAAGCTCAAGATATTGGTGTTAGTCCTCAAGATGCAGAAACGATGTCTTCCCGCAAATTTCAAGTCAGTGAATTAGCCCGTTTCTTTGGTGTTCCACCGCACTTAGTCGGCGATGTTGAAAAATCAACAAGTTGGGGAACAGGTATTGAGCAACAAAACTTAGGTTTTCTTCAATATACCTTACAACCCTATATCTCCCGATGGGAAAATTGCATTGCGCGTTGGCTTCTAAAACCCCCCGAAGTGGGGAAATACCATGCTGAACATAACCTTGATGGATTATTGCGAGGCGATTCCACTTCACGCGCCGCGTTTATGAAAGCGATGGGAGAATCGGGGCTAAGAACTATTAATGAAATGCGACGGCTCGATAATTATCCTCCTCTTGAAGGTGGAGATGTCGCTTACCGGCAAGCACAATATTTACCGATTAACCAACTCAATAAAGAGCCTCACGAAAGTGGGGCTTAATTATTTATGGGGGTTCAATGCCTGATATCAGAAAAACACTGAATTTTGATGAAGCGGAAATCAAATTTACGGGTGATGGCACACAAGGCGTTTTCGAAGGTTATGCCTCTGTATTTAGTCATCAAGATTCCGATGGTGACATTATTTTACCCGGTGCGTTTAAGCATGTTTTAGATAAGCAAAAACAAAAAGTCGCTATGTTTTATAACCATCGAGTCTGGGAACTTCCTGTGGGGAAATGGGAGTACATGGAGGAAGATCAAAAAGGATTACGTGTAAGAGGACAACTAACACCCGGTCATAGTGCGGCTCAAGATCTAAAAGCGGCAATGAAGCATGGCACGGTTGACGGGCTTTCTATCGGATTCGGTTGTCTGCGTAATGATTTTGAGCGGACACCTTCAGGCCGTATTTTTAAAAATATCTCTCTGTTACGTGAAATCAGTATTTGTACATTTCCCGCTAATGACCAAGCACAGGTTTCATCACTCAAGAGCATCGATGGGTTATTAACGATCCGAGATATTGAGGATTGGCTGAGAGAGTCAGCCGGTTTATCAAAATCAGAAGCAGTCGGTTTTATTTCCCGCTTCAAATCCGCTATTCGGAGTGAGTCCGATGACACTCAACAATCCCTAGTCGCATCCATTGTTAACCAAATTAATGCATTTAATCTGAAAGGATAGAATATGTCTGACTTAGCTATTATCCAAGAAGCCATCGAAGGATCACAAAAAAAGGTGCAAGAGCTCTTCGATGCACAGAAGAAAGAAATTGAAGCTACTGGCGTAGTTTCAAAGCAATTACAAACAGATTTAGCCTTAGTCCAAGAGGAATTAAAAAAAGCCGGTGAACGTCTGTTTGATTTAGAGCAGAAAGGGGCAACGAGTGCTGATGATCCTAATGCGAAAAAAGATTTTTCTGAACGAGCAGCAGAAGCGCTGACAAAATCATGGAATGGGAGTCAGGCTTCTTATGAAGTGAAAACTTTTAATAAATCATTAGGCAGTGATGCGAGTTCAGCCGGTGTTCTCATTCAGCCGATGCAAGTACCGGGTATTATTATGCCGGGTATGCGTCGTTTAGTTATCCGCGATTTATTAGCACAAGGTCGTATTTCCAGTAACTCACTGGAATATGTACGCGAAAAATTGTTTACCAATAGCGCGGCACCCGTGAAAGAAAAGGCACAGAAACCAGAATCTAATCTGACTTTTGAAAAACAAACGGCAAATGTGATCACTATTGCTCATTGGATCCAAGCGTCTCGCCAAGTGATGGATGATGCAGTGCAGTTACAGTCTTACGTTAATAATCGCTTATTGTATGGCTTAGCATTAGTGGAAGAGGAGCAATTACTCAATGGTGATGGTACAGCGGATAATTTGACGGGGATTAATCATGTTGCCACTGCCTATGATACCACGTTGAGTGCTACTGGCGACACGCATGCTGACTTGATTGCTCATGCCATTTATCAGGTAACAGAATCTGAATTTAGTGCCTCTGGTATTATTTTAAATCCTCGTGATTGGCATGCCATTGCGTTAATGAAAGATAAAGAAGGGCGTTATATTTTCGGTGGCCCACAAGCGTTTACTTCAAATGTAATGTGGGGATTACCTGTTGTTCCCACAAAAGCACAAAAACAAGGTGAGTTTACTGTTGGTGCATTTGATTTGGCGTCTCAAGTATGGGATCGAATGAATGCGGTTATCGAAGTGAGTCGAGAAGATCGTGATAACTTTGTGAAGAATATGCTGACCATTTTGTGTGAAGAACGTTTAGCCTTAGCTCATTATCGCCCTCAAGCCTTAATTAAAGGGACTTTCCCAACGTCTGGAAGAAGTGCTTAAGTAATAGGTCGGGGTAGGTAACTATCCCGTATTACATCATGAATATCTTAGATGTCATTCCTCTTTCTTTATTAAAACAGCATCTCGAATACAGCGGTGATGATCGTGATGAGCAGATTATATTTTATGCACAAAGCGCATTAAATTATTGTTTGAGATGGTGTGATGAACCAGCATGGAAATCACCCGATGATATCCCTTATGAAGTGAAATCGGCAATGCTCTTAGTGCTGGGGGATATGTTTGAACATCGAACCAGCCAAAGTGAAATTCCGTTATATGAAAATAAAGCAGTAGAACGATTGTTACTGCTTTGTCGAAATTGGCGAGGTAGTTAATGGATCCGGGACGATTACGCCACACTATTCATATTCAAAAATCAGTATTAGCGCCCGATGCCATCAGTGGCAATGATGTGATTTGGACGGATCATGCGACAAAAGTACGTGCAGCGATCATGCCTTATCAAGGGCGGGAATATTTTCAAGCCCAGCAAGTACAAAGTGAGGCCACAACGCGAATTATTATTCGCTATATCGCTGACATTGATACTTCGATGCGTATTGTATGGGGTAAGCGAATATTTAATATTATTTCGATTATTGACCCTTATGAGCGTCATCGTGAGCTTCAATTGATGTGCAAAGAGGGCGTGAATGATGGGTGAGATTAAAATCAGTGGATTGTCTGAACTCGCTCAACGAATGCAAGACATTGCCCGTAAAACCAGAAATCAAAGTGCGCGTAAGGCGATGAATGCAGGCGCTTCGGCGTTAAAGCAGGAAATCAAACATCGAGTGCCTATTCTTAAGGAAACGGTGCCTCATCGACGCAAAGGCACTATCAAGCGCAATATTCGTTCTAAAACGAAAGTACAACGCAATGGGCAAGTCAAAACGCGCATTTGGGTGAAATCATTATCGGGTAAAAAGGTGTCTGCCTTTAAACAGGCAACGGGGAAAAGTGCAGCATTGAACCCGAATGATCCGTTTTATTGGTGGTTTGTTGAGTTTGGCACCGCCAAGATGCCCGCACAACCGTTTATGCGCCCCAGCTTTGAAGCGAAAAAGGAAGCGACGGCTAAAGTGATAGTTCAAACACTCAAAGAGGACATTGAAAAAGCAAGGTAGAGATCATGATACAGCAATTAAAAGAGACCCTTTCACCGCTGGTCGATGGAAGGGTTTTTTTTCAGGTATTACCCGAAGGCAAAGGGCATTATCCCGCCATTGTGATCCAGTTTGCCAGCATCACGCCTAACAGTGCGCTGGAGGATACGGATTTAGATAACTATCGCGTACAACTCGATGTGTATGCGCTCCAGCCACAACCCCTTATGGTCTTGCGTAAAAAAATCGAGGCTCAGATTGTTGCGGAAATTCCATTCGCACAACGGGTGAATGCGGTCTTTGGGTATGAAGCGGATGTCAAATTGCATCGGCTTGTTCTTGAATTAATGATTTCATCAGATAAATAAGGAATGGATATGACAAAGCCAAAGAATCATAAAGCGACGCCTTTCCTCGGCACGAAGATCTTTGTGCAAACAGGCTTAGGAGAGGCGATGACCGTGACGGAAGCGACGTTATCACCCGCAACCATTACCATCGCCAATAATAAACTGAAAGCGGATGACATGATTATGTTATCGGGTTTAGGGGAGTTAGATGGGCGTTTTCCTATTGCACAGGTTGATGGCAATAAAGTGACCTTGTGTGAGGAAGTGGATTGGGGTGATAAAACGTTACCCTCAGATTTTGCAAACGCCAAAGCACAACGCATTCAATGGTCTAATAATTTCTGTGCGGTAAAAAGTTTCAGCAAAGACGGTTCGACAACCGAACAAATTGATGTCACCACTATTTGCAGTGATGGCAAAGAATATGAATCCGGTGATACGGAATACGGCTCAATTAAATTGACCTTCTTCTTACGTTATAGCTCCAGTGATGTGCAGCGACTCTTGCGTAAATATGAAAACAGCAAAGAAAAATTCGCAGTGAAAATGGTCTTAACGCGAGATGAAGGCTCCATGTTTTATTACGGCTCCGTCGAAACAGGCATGAACATTGATGGCAGTGTGGGGCAAATGATGGATTCGGGGATCTCGATTAAATTGTCTGGCCGTGATTATTTGAATGCGAAGAAATAACACTTAACTCACCTCTCTTATTATTTCTCTTCTCCCTTCTCGATAAAAAATCTTAGGAGTGATTATGTCTAACGCGTTATTGCGTGAATTAGTGTTAAACCAAGCACTGAAAGTGACACCTTTTACTTATTTAGACAACACCTTTTACGTCAAAGAGCTGGATGTTGGCACCATGAATTACATTCAGCGCAAACTTCGCCAAATTAAAATCAAGCTTGCTGAGGCGCAGGACATTTATTTAGACGAAGACGATCCCGAACAATTTAATGAGGCGATAAATCGTGTCTACGATGAATACGATGTCGCCAGAATGTTGGCCTTTAAGTTGTGTGATGAAAAAGGAGAACTGCTTTTTGATGCTGAAAATGAAGCAGATTTAAAAGGTCTTAATCGTCTAGGGCAAGGGTTCTCTAATGCGGTGTTTACAGCCGAAGCGGGGAACAGCGAAAAAAACTCGGAGACCGACGGCAATTCCAACTGATATTGTCGTTGGCATTGGGAAAAACGCTCGCGGAAATCGAGCAAATGCCCGAAAGCCACTTGTGTGAATATGAAGCTTTTTATCGCAAACAACCCTTTGGTTTATGGCGAGAGGATTATCGGATGGCACAAGTGGCGCATCTTCTTGCGATGATAAATCGTGATCCGAAAACGTCTCCGCCGGAATTGATGGATTTTATGCCGATGTGGAAGAAGAAAATCACGGAAGAGGAGGTGTGGGATAATGTCACTGAGAGTGTATTAGCTAATCGATAGCCCCACATCTGTGGGGCTTAATCGTTAACCACCGCGAGACATTTTCTCAATTTTTTTATCCGTATTGTATTGAGAAAGGGCATAAACCGACCAGATAGCCGCAGGGATCCATCCAATTAAGGTGATTTGTAGGATAAGGCAGAAGATGCCAGCAAATGGGCGACCAATCGTGAAAAATTGTAACCAAGGTAGTAATAACGCCAGAATAAGTCTCATAAAACCCCCTCTATTATTCGAAATTTCAGTTTGTCAATAATTAAATCAATAGCAAATAACAAGGAATATTGCATTTATTCAGGGTGAAAGTTTGCTTTTGTAGTGTTCATACCAAGGATTGAATTTATGGCGGGAGCATTAGGTAGATTAAATATTGATTTGACGTTGAATACGGCAAATTTCACAAATGCGATCAACCGTAGCCAGCGCCAAACAGAACAATTTGGGCAAAGTATTCGCGTCAGCCTTCAAGCTATCACCGTGCAACAAGAGCGAATGGTATCGCAAACCGCAAAATCCTCGGCGCTTTTTGCCCGTTTTGCGAGTGTCACCGCAAGTGCATTATCCATTCATCAAGTCATTAATTATGCTGATAGTTGGACGGAATTACAGAACCGCTTAAAACTGGTGACAGAAAGTTCTGTCGAGTTAAATAAAGCCACACAAGCGGTCTATGATATTGCCCAAAAAACCTATCAATCATTGGATGCCACAGCACAGGTTTATCAACGTTTTGCAGATAATGCCGATCGCTTAGGCTTAAGTCAGCAAAAAGTGGCCGAACTCACGGAAACTGTCTCAAAAGCCGTGGCGATTTCAGGCGCGAGTGCAACCGCAGCCCAAGCGGCATTAACCCAATTTGGTCAAGCATTAGCCTCGGGGCAGTTACGTGGCGAAGAGCTAAATTCAGTGATGGAGCAAACCCCTGCGTTAGCGAAAGCCATCGCTGACGGAATGGGTGCCAGTGTGGGCGAATTAAGGAAGAAAGCCCAAGACGGTGAAATGACGATTGAGAAAGTCATTCAAGCCTTAGAACGTGCAGCTGACAGTGTGGATAAAAAATTTGCTACCAGCGTGACAACGGTTAGCCAAGGTTTCACCAATCTTCAATCGGCGATGACAAAATTTATTGGTGAAGCGAATCAAGGTACTGGTGCGACTCAGCTTTTAACCATAGGGATGGCTACTCTTGCCGATAATCTATCGTTAGTGGCTAAAGTGGTTGAAGGAATTGCTGTCACGGCATTGGTAGCAAAACTCTCTCAATGGACGAAAGCTACTTATCTGAAAAATCAGGCAACATTGAATGAGGCCAAAGCCACATTACAGAGTGCGGAGGCAAACAGTGTGGCAGCAACCAGTGCCGTGAGGAAGGCATGGGCGGATAAAGAAGCTGCTACATCGGCACTCAATAGAGCCAAAATGGAATATCAAGTTGCTAGAGGCACTAATGCTGAAAAAATCGCACTCGATAACCTTATCGCCACAAAATCACTCGCAAGAACAGCCTCTCTAAATTATACACAAGCATTAACCGCCGAAAACGTCGCTCAACGTGCATTAACGACCGCTCGGCGTCAATCAACAGTGGCAGGGCGAGCACTTAACAGTGTTATGGGATTCGCGGGTGGCCCTATTGGATTAGTGTTGACGGGTGTTGCGGCATTGGGCATGGGATTGTATGAGTACAGCGAAAATGTCAAACAAGCCAAGTTAGAATCGATTGAATTTGCTAATTCCCTTGATACATCAACAGAAGCGTTAAACAAAATGAGCAATGCCACGTTAGTGGCGAATTTAAGCAAAGTTTCATCGGGTATTAACGCGCAATTGGAGAAAGTCGAGGAGCTTAAACAACAGGTCATTTCCTTACAAGGTCTATCAAAATACAGCGTTGAGAGTGAAAAGGCGTTTGCTGAACAAGGTGTGGGGGATTTATACCTTAAACGAGTGGCTGAAAAGCAAAAAGAGCTTGATGCTGCGATGGGGATATATGCCGAGCAAGTTAATAACTTAGAGCGTCAGCGAGCCAATATGCAAAATATGTTGGCGACACTCAAAGAAAAAGTAGGTGATCAAGCCCCTGAATATAGACGTTATGCCACTGAGTTACAAAATGTTGATGCCGTTATCAATTCACTTAAGGCGAGCTTAAAGAGCTTAGGCATTGAATATGAATCACTCATTAATATCACGCTTCAGGCGACAAATAGCCAAGTGAATGCCGCCACGGCGATTGCTAAACAGATTGATGAATCGATTGAAAAATCGCAACGTTCAGTGGCAAAAGCACAAGCCACAGGGAAGGCATTAGCGAAATTAAATGCAGAAGATGTATTGGCCTCACGCAAAATTACACCAGATATGCAAGGCTACGATAAAGCCTTACAAGCGGAAATTGAGGCACAACTGGCATTGCAAGCCAAACGGACGTATAAGCCCAGCCACAAATCAACCATTGATTATGCCAAGCAATACACCAAAATCTTAACGGAATTAGAGGAAAAACAAGCCTCACTGATTGCAGATGGACAAAGTATTCAGCTGTATGGCACTACCTCTTCCTTTAATGAATACACATCCGCATTAGCCGATATCAAACAGAATAAAAACAAGTTTGATGCCATCTTAAAAATCGATCCCAAAGCGATTGAGACGATAAAAGAAAAAGCGAAAGCCATTGATGATCTAGCGCGTGCCAACTCGGTTGCGCAATTTGCTTATGATCGCGGTAAAGAAATTGAGCAGATGCAATTTGAAACCACCTTGATAGGAAAGTCACGCGCAGAGCAAGAAAGGCTTAATGCCCTTCGTCAGATTGATGTGCTGTATCAGCAAGCCAGTGTGGATTTAGGCGAAAAAGAGTTGGCGAACTTACAACGCAATGTCGAACTCACTAAACAGCAGATTGAGGAAGAACTGAGGAAGCGAGAGGCCATGAAAGGTGATCCGATGGCGGGATTAAAACAAGGCTTATCGGATTTCAGTGAGTCGGCCATGAATGTGATGGAGAACGTCAGAAACGTCACTACCAATGCCCTTAATAATATGTCTGATGCATTAGCCGATTTTGCTTTAACGGGTAAAGGAAGCTTTAAAGATTTTGCCAATGCGGTGATCTCCGATATCACTCGAATGGTGATGAAAATGTTGGTTTTCAAAGCCATTGAAGCAGGCGGGCAGGCAATGGGTTTTGATATGGGATGGATGAGCAAAGGGCATGCTTACGGTGGTTATACGGGGCATGGAGGAAAATTTGAGCCTAAAGGAATTGTGCACGGTGGTGAGTTTGTTTTTACCAAAGAAGCGACGGCTAAATTAGGTGTCGGTAATCTCTATCGCTTAATGCATGCTGCGCAAGGTTATGCTTCGGGGGGCTTTGTGGGGGCAGTCGCAGGACGAATACCCATTACACCCCAACCGACGTTAGCTCGTGCAGGCGGTGTGCAAATGACGGTCGTGAATCATATTACGGTGACGGGAAATGGTGACGCTGTACTTGCGCAGGCAATGAAGGAAGCCGCACAACAAGGGACAGAAGCAGGCGCACAGAAAGCTCACGCGATGATGTTACAAGACTTTCAAAGTAATGGCGCAGCACGCAGAACATTAGGAGTTTAAATGTCTATTCTTGAATGGCCAAAAGCGGTGATCCCCACACAGGAAAACTGGCAATTATTGAGTAACAGCAAAACCTTTACCTCGCCATTTAATGGAAGTAGCCAGACGGTGCGCTTTCCGGGAAGTCGTTGGCGTTGTGAGCTGACATTTAATAATTTAAATGAAGAGAAATCGCGCCAGTTAGAAGCGCTGGTGGCTTCATTGGATGGGATGTCGGGGCGAGTCAAAATAGCCAGTTGGATAAGAAAAGGGCGTTATGGGTATGGTTCGCCTCGTATTGCAATACCAAGCCAATTAGGTCATCGGCTAGAAACAAAGGACTGGAAGCGCAATATGCGCGTGTTACAGCAAGGGGATCGTTTAACTGTGGGCAATGAACTCAAAATGGTGGTGGCTGATGTGGTCAGTGATAATCAGGGGTATGCCAGTATCCCTATTTCACCGATGTTAAGAACGTCACCTACCGTCAATGAAATGCTCGAGGTTGAGCGTCCTTTTGGAGTTTTTCGGCTTGTTGATAATGAACAGGGTAAATTTCAGCATCGTCGCTTGGGGTATACCCATATCACGTTATTTTTTGAGGAGGTGTTGTACTAATGCAATATCATCCATTTTCTGACGCCATGGTCAATGCGATTAATGAGGGGGCTTATATCGTTTTAGCCGCCAGACTCGATTTGAAATCAGGCGTCACCTGTGCGCATACCGGTGTTGGGCAACTGATTATTGCAGGGGAAACTTATTTAGGCGTAGGAAGTTTAGGCGAAATCAGTCAGCTAAAAGAAAATAAGACAACCAGCCCTCCGCAATTACAGCTTAAATTAGCCGGTTTTGATAAATCGCTGGTGGGAATGGTGATGAATGAGCAAAGTCGAGGACGAGAAGTTCGATTGATGATGGTCGCCATCGGTGAAGAGGGAAAACCGCTTCTTGCTGAAGTCTTATTTGTCGGACAAATCACATCTATCAATGTGGTGTCTGGCGAAGAAAATGCCGTATGTGTTAATGTTTCTAATCGATTCGAGCGATGGTCAATCGGGTTACCCGATAGATTCACCGATGAGTCGTGGTCATCTCGAAGACAAGGTGATCGTATCTTTCGTTATGTTGCTCAAATGGCTGAACGGGCAATTTATTGGGGCAGCAAGAAAGATGCACCTGCATTTATTTATAAATAATCTTATTGTCTTGTTAAACCCACTTTTGTGGGTTTTTTGCTATTTAAGGTCAGTACATGAAACAACCCAACTGGACACTTAAATTACCTGAAACCATAAGGGCGGCGATGAGTCGCCCTTTTTCATGGGGTGAATTTGATTGTTGTATTTTTGCCTCGGAATGTATTTACGCACAATGCGGTTTCTCTCCAATAAGGCCTTATCTCAATCACTATAAAACCAAAGCCGAAGCCTTCAACCTGCTCAAATCCAAATTTGGCTCCTTAGAGAAAGCCGTATCACGCTATTTCAAGTCCATTGAGATTGAGCGGGTTCAGCGTGGTGACCTCGTACTGTTCAAAGGTGAGGACGGTGACAGTTTAGCCGTGGTCTGGGCGGGGCATTATTGGGGCGTAACCCTACAAGGTGTGAAGCCAGTGCAGATTAACCCAATCAAAGCGTGGAGAGTGGAATAATGGGGGGAAGTGGTGGATTAATTTCAAAAGTCGTGGGTGCAGGCTTAATGATTGCTGGGCTATTTACCGGAGGCGTCACCTCGGCGATGGGTATGGCACTGATGGCAGCAGGCGTTGCGGTTCAAGTCGCGGGTTCGCTTATCTTTAAGCCTAAACTGCCTTCCATGAATTATCGAGATACCAGTGAACGCAAACAGATGTTACGTTCATCGTCTGCGCCTGAAACCGTAATTGTCGGAAAAACAGTGATATCGGGTTTGCTTTTCTTTGCAGAGGAAGAAAATGGCGAACAAGATGAAAATGAAAAAATCACACTGGCATTGGCGCTTGCTGGACACCCCATAGAGAAAATCGGGAAGATTTGGTTAGGAGATGATCTCATTGAGACGTTTGGTGATAAAGCCTCATGGGAATTACATAACGATAGGGAAAATGCCGATCCCTTTATGCTTAAAAATTGCCCGTCATGGAAAGAGGATATGATTGGTCGAGGTCTAGCGTGGTTACGTGTGACACTCACGTTTGACCAAGAAAAATTCCCTTATGGATTACCCAATGTGAAATGTGAAGTCTGGGGAAAACATCTGTTTGATCCTCGCACTGGGCAAACTGTGTGGAGTAACAATGGTGCCTTAGTCATTTTGGATTATTACCGCCATTATTTAAAAGTACCTGATACGGATATTGATTTTGACAGCTTTAAACAGGCAGCCGATTTATGTGATGAAAAAGTGAGTCTACCAGAAGGCGGATTTGAGTCGCGATATACCCTTAATGGCGCCTATGACTTAAATGAGAGTCCATCCAGTGTTTTGGAGGCGATGCACAAATGCATCAACGCGGAACCGACATTCACCGCAGGAAAACACGGTATCCAAATCGGTGCTTATTATGGGCCTGCAATAAAAACCATCACTGAATCACAATTGATTGGCACTGTCACGTGTACCCCTGAAACAGGTTTAAAAGACGCGACCAATGCGGTGTATGGCACGTTTATTGATGCCGAACAGTTGTACACAAAAACCGACTTCACGCCTGTGATTGTGGACGAATGGGTGAAAGAGGATGGCTTAGAAATTCGAGAGAATATCGACTATCGTTTTGTCACCAGCCCTTATCAAGCCCAACGATTAGCTCGCCAATATCTCCGCAAAAAGAAAGCCGGAAGACGGGTTCAACTCACGATGAACTTAGACGGCTATGCTTATCGTCCGGGGGAAGTTGTGCTTTTAGAATTACCGGCTTTGGGGATTAGTGGGCTTGAATTTCGTATTGCTGAATGGTCTTTTCATACATTAGACGGTGTGGCTTTAACGTTGGAAGAGGATGGTGCCTATTTATATGAAGATGTGATTGGCAAACCGTTTGAGCGTCCGCCATTTGTGAGTTTATCCACTGGCGGTGTTGCTTCCCCTATTAATCTTACCTTTGTTCCACTTGCAGTCAGTGACATCGTACAAGGTACACTTTCTTGGCAGAATGTTGCTACTGATGTGCGCTATAACACCGTCACTATTCTTCAAGAAGGCAACGTTATTCAATCTATTCAGGTACCAGCTGAACGTGTTGATATTAACGGATTAGCGCGAGGGATTTATCGTGTTGAAGTTAGAGCGACAAATGTGGCCGGCGCAATGTCGGCACCCGCTATCAGTGACTTTGCCATTCAAGCACCACCACCTCCTGAGCATATTGATGTTACTTCTGGCTTATTTAATCTGACCATTGCACCGAAACAAGGCGATAGCGCTGTCTTTGGTTATACCTTTGAGTTTTGGTTTAGTGAGGAAAAACTCGCCAATCTCTCTGAAAATGAAGTGATCACTAAAACAAACAAAGTTGGCCAAGGGAATTTCTGGACGCAAGAGAATTTAAAAGCAGGGCATACGTATTATTTTTATGTTCGAACAATCAACAGCTATGGCAAATCACTTTTTGTGGAGGCTTCTGGTGTTTGCTCAGCTCAAACCGATTTAATTCTTGAAGAATTAGCGGGGCAAATCAGCCGAGACCAACTCGCACAAGACTTATTGGGTGAGATAAATAGCAAAGCTGACCAATCAGCCGTTGTTGAGTTAAATACGCAAGTGAAAGCGAACCATGATGCGATTTTAGCGGAGCAAGTTGCACGAGGAGCAGTAATTAACCAAGAGCAACAAGCTCGCGCTGAAGCTGATAAAGCGGAGGCTCAACAACGCCAATTCTTAGCTACACAACTTCGTGGTGATTATACAGGCAATGATTTATCGAAAGTCACCGCAGGACTTATCTCCGCTGAGAAGCAAGCGCGAGTTACAGGTGACCAAGCAGAAGCGAAAGCCCGACAATCATTGGAAACACGGATGAATGGGAATGTTTCCGTGATTAATAAATCATTAGGAACCCTCACCTCGAAACAGCAAGCACAAACACAAGAGATTTCAACGCTCAATTCAAATCTTAAGGGGAAAGCTGATAGTAGTGCGGTTAATGCGTTAAATACGCGGGTGTCGAATATCGATGGAAAAATGACGGCTACCGCTCAGCAAGTCACTCGCCTAGAAAGCCAAGTGGGTTCAAGTTCAGCCAAAATCGAGCAGACCTCAAAAGTGGTCACTGATTTAAATGGCAAAATCTCCGCATCATGGACAATGAAAGTCCAGCAGGATAGCAAAGGGAATAAAGTCATTACCGGCATTGGCTTAGGGTTTAATGCACAAGGAAATAGCCAATTTCTGGTCAATGCCCAAAACTTTGCGGTGATATCGTCATTAAACGGCAAAGTGGTGACACCGTTTGTCGTGAAGAATGGACAGGTGGTTATTCATGAAGCCTTAATGGATAAAGCGTGGATACAGAAACTAGTGGTACTCGATTATTTTAAATCATCGGGATTTGATAAAGGGAATGGCTTTTTATTGGATGCAAAAAACAATATTTTCCGCTTTACGGGTGGTAATGGGGCATTAAATATCACCAATAATCAATTGGTCGTCAAAGATGAGAAAAAACGCCTTGTGATGAAAATCGGTTACCTAGGGAATTGATTTATGTATGGTCTTGAAATTTTTCCTGTTGAAGGCGGTAAACCTTACCGTTTAACGCGTGATACGCAAATTCTCTGTTATTTAACCTCTTATCAGATAGGGCCAGAAGATTGGCCCCATTATCGACAACCGAAAAAAACACGGAGCAAAGTCATCCATGAAGCCATGGGGTATGAGGCGTTCGCCATCCCGAGAGTGGCTTCTGTGTATATGGCGGTGAATGATTATGCGTATTTTCAGGGAATAACGCATATCCGAATGGAAGGGCCTGTATTACGTTATGAGTATGTTTATGACAATGTTCAGGTTCAAGACCCACAGATGGCCAAAAGAGCCAATATGGTGGTCGATATTTATGGTATCCCGTTACCGGATAGTACAAAACCAACGTATGGTGTGGAGTGGTATGGGGCCTTTCAGGGATTTCGAAGTGCGATTACACGTAATACACAAATGACTTATTGTGTGTTTCGACAAAAAATCCACCTTGAAGGCGGGCGCTATTGGTCTTTGCCAACAACATTACCGCATTTAGATAAGTGTGTTATGTTTTATCATGCCACCAACCCTCAAGCGGAAGTGAGCTATTTAGCGCATAAAAAGCAATTATACAGTTCAGCCCAAACAGACATTTATGTGTGTGTTTTCGTTTCAGGAATGGTTTTGACCCCGAAGAGACGTTGGGGTTTATCACTGTACAGTGAAGATGGAACACTGGTCTTTAATACGGACTATTTGCCTTTTACCCGAGGAAAATCAATGGAATTGTTATTACGGGAGGGGAGTGTAGAGACTCCATATAGCTTGCCTTTAGTCTGTGCAACAAGTCAGTTTGTGAATGCGTCTTATCAGGATGACCCTATTGATTGGGCCAAGCGTAATACGGGGATACGTTTTCGGGGAAAACAGATTTTTGTGAGTGAACGGATACGTGATGCTCATCGGCAACATCATGTAGAGCAACGTATTCCCTTTTATGTCCTCAATGGCTCACTTTATTTTTAAATCTTTCTGCATTCACATTAATAATGTGATGAATTTCAAATATTATTACGAGTGGGACTCTCAGCACGGTGAACTGGAAGGGTATCGTGCCAGTGACGGCCAACATATCGAGGCTTTTGACCCGAAAACGGGTAAGCAATTGAAGCCTGCTGATCCTAAACGTAATATCAAAAAATGCCTGTAACTAGAGATAACATTATGGGATTGAAATTAAGAATTTATTGGTTCAATAAGAAAACAAAGGACTTTTCTGGTGAGGAATATTCTAAAGATCTCGGTGATGACGATTTCCTTATTGAGGAAACAATTAGCCCTAAAAATGAGAATATTATCAATAATGGTGAGTTTGAACTGAAAAAAGAATGGATTAATACTATTCAAAAACATGTAACTCACAAAATTGAACCGGATAAATATACTTATTTCATTGCATTTGATTACCAGTGATAACTGGTAATTAAAATTTTTCAAGAATGAAATAAAAACGAGTACCCGTTGCTTACGAATGAGTGGCGGGTATTTATTCACAACAGTATCGAGCATGAGATGGAAGAAGTGCTGAAAGTGGAAGAGGAACGCAGACAAAAAGAAGAGGAGATGAAGTCTCAATTTGGGCTGGGTGAGAATGGAAGGCTGTTATGTTAGATATATTATAATGAAATGAATTTTGGGTTTCATTATTGTTTATTTTATTTACACTTTTATAGTGAAAATATTCATATATTATATATAAATATCATTAATATATTACCTTCCCCATTCTTGAAATGGGGTTTCTTTATTATCAATAAATTCTATCAAAATCTTCATCATTACTATCGAAAAAACAATCGATACGTTCTGATTTATTTGAAATTCTATGACACTTTTTCAATGTGTTTGCATTTCTATTATGTATATTTTGGTACTGAATTTTTTCGCTCGGGGATAGTTCTGAATAAATAACCCGTTCTTGACATCCAATGGAGAATAGTGATGTTAGTAATAATAAAGAATATTTCATGTTTTTGCTTCTTTTAAATTTTAATAATAATTCAGTTAAAGATATTAATGATATATAGTAATTGTTAATATTGTGTTTTGCAAGTTTTTAAATTAAAAGTATAATTGATTTTATTTTTTACTTACCAGTACGTTGCTTACCTTTATCTTACATTCTTGAACAGCTTTAAATAAACTATTCATGTATTTATTAGCTTCATCCGATCCTCTTATGTATTCTTTTGTGTATAATAAATCTTCTTTTTTTATATCTTTTAATTGTTCTTCATATAAGCAATTACACATCTCATTCGTATAAATGGCATCACTTATGCACCTTTCGATATAGTTATTATTGGCATAACAATTACTAATTATCATATATGATAATATGATGTTAATGAAATATGTTTTCATAAATTACCTTTATTGTACTATGAGTTATAATTACTGTTATCGATTATATCATTTAAGAATGGTAACAATAAATAATATTTTTTTATAACGGAATAAGATGTTAATTCTTAACGAGGGATGTGAATATATAAAATATTAATGTTTTTTATTGTGAGTTTATTTTAATATTATGTTGTGCAAATGGGCTATAGATATAGGTGGGGTTTATTCCAATACTTTTAATTAATAAATTAATGGGGTGATTAATTCTAATTTATATATTTTAACTATATAATATATGCGAATACATCGTTATGATAAATATCTCAAAAATATAGATTATGATTTTCTAATAATTATTTAGAGTGAATAATTATTAGCTTCAATATAATGCTTTTTATTGCCTAGATTCTAATGAACAGTATAGAATACTACAGATCTTTAGGTGATGAAATTTTATCAAACCATGTATTAAGTATTTCTCGCTTTTCTCGTAAGTAATCATATCTATCATAATGCTTTTGGGAAACACCAGGTCTTTTGTGATTTTGTACCATATTCTTAATTCAGAACTTATTCCCATTTTCCTAGCTAATGTTTCGAATACTCACTAAGTCATGTTTACAGCCCTAATTAGTGGTTATCAAAACCAATAAAAGCATTATGGTAATCAACTAGTTATAAAAATGCATAATCACTGTCTTTTAAGTCTATTAAGAGTAAATATGCCTTAATAAACAAATAGTTAATAATGGCTGATTTATATAATGCTACGCCACATGGGTTGGACAGAAGCTGCTGACTTAATCATTAAAGGTATGGAAGGCGCGATCGAAGCTAAGACCGTTACTTATGATTTCGAACGTCTAATGGACGGCGCTAAATTGCTGAAATGTAGCGAGTTCGGTGACGCGATTATTAAACATATGTAATATAATTAGCGTTGCGAATTGATTACGGGAACTTAAGGGTTCCCGTTTTTTATTGTCAATTTTCTAACATTACTTTTTATTTTATGTCTATTATTTGCATATTTTGGAGATGAAAATAATAAGCTGGTTGTTAAATTGGGCTGCTTGGGGTAGTCGAATTCTTTTTCATGAAAAGGTCAATAAAATGCCATGGGGATTAACAATTTATAATGATAAAGAGGAGGGAACATAACCAGCTCATTATTTGTGCTCGATTTTATTAAAATTACAGGAGATGGAAGCAAATAATACACTGTTCCTAGTGGATTAACGTTGTATGCAACAGCAATAGGAAGGCATAGTATTCGCACTTCTGTTTCAGGCAAATACCGTATATTGGAAATCCAATATAACCTCGCCATCGATGGATGGCATTATTATTGTGGGGCTAAAATAAATCAGTAAATATGGTTTGAAAGTATTTAATGGAAAAATGCAGAGTATTTAAGCACATTAGGATCATTTGTTTTTTTAAATTCATTAATAATATTAAAAAAGGAAATTATAATACAGGAATAAAAGAAAGGGATGATCCTCCAATGGTTTTTTTCAAGATGTACATCAATACAATCTATTATCTCTGATTCAATTTGGTTATAAGAAAGGATGGATATTGGAACATTACATGTTAATAAAACGGTGATATGCTTTTTGAGTGTTACTTATTCGTCAGAGCCTCATATTATAATAAAGCTAAACATCAAAAATGGGATATTCAAATATTTAATAATAACCAGTTGCTTCAAGTCTCAGGAGCAAGACCATTGAGAATTCAGTCCATCACAGGGTTTTCTGATGGTAGACCTATTGGTAATGAGTTGTCGGTAGGTGTTCAATGCGCTTCACTGTGTCGAGTTGTCGGATATTACTCCACACCAACATCTCCTTATCAACATGCCGTTATTGAAGTGGGAAGTTGCGGTTCAGGCACTAAAATTGTACCAATGCGATGGCAATTAACGGTATTACCGGGGCCTAGTGCAAATTCAAGTACGGACGATGTGGTACAGTATATTGATATTAAGGATTATCAATAAGGAATCAGTTGATAAAATAATAGACTAATTTTCCATTTAATTATATATGAGCAATCAATTTTGACTTTAGTTATCTAAAAATGATAATTTTATCAGGTTATAATTTTGTTACTTATATGATTGTTTTGTTGTGTATTATTTTTATTTCTAAAAATTTTTATGGTTGATATAGTACTTAATATTTATATTAATTGTGTTAATATAAATATTAATTTTTTATATGGTTGATGAAAAAATGAATAAAGATAATGAGTATGGAGTAATATTTAATTCTTCTGATTCAATGGATGATTTTGATAGATTGGCTAAATACATTATTATTTATCCAGATAGGGATAATTTTAATGATTTCGGTTTGGATAGTAAGGTTTTTATAAGGATTGTAAATGAAGAAGAGAAACTTAATGTCAATCTTCCAGGGTTTATTGGGTTCATTAATAAAGAAAATGATTTAAATGGTAAATATTTTCTAAAAAATATAATTAAAGATGGGAAGGTTGATTTCATAAAAAATAATAAAAAAAATCCATATTATTTTTTTACCATGCTAAGAGAATTAAAATATTATAGAAGTTTAGTTGAAATTTTTGGTTCAAAAGAGGCAAATAAAATTTTGCTATCTATTAATGATATTTCATTGTCAGTTAGTGATATTGCAGCTAAAAAATATAGAAATATAGCTTTAGAAACAGAAATATTTAATAAATCATTTATTAGAAATTCAGAATCATATTTTACATTTAAAAATTCATCTTTTATTCTAAAGGGCTTAAGTTATGAGAAAGGAAATTTATTATCCACAAATATAACATTATCACCTAAAAATGAATCAGAACCAGTATTAAGTTTTGACTTTGATTATCATGATGAGTTACCTAAAAGAGTTTGTGTTTTGATTGGTGAGAATGGAGTTGGAAAGAGTCAAACATTGAGAAGAATTTGTATGGCTGCTATACGTGGAAATAAAGATATCTTTGAATATGTTGATAATTCCAATAGAAGGATATTGATTAATAGGCTTTTGGCGTTTTCTCCTACGAATGAAAGTAAATCTAATTTTCCTTCAGATAAAAATATTAAATCTAAAATATGGTATAGACGTTTTTCATTGAATCGGGTATCTAATAGAAAAAACATTGCTAATACTAATGATTTGATTATTCAGCTAGCTAGAAATGAAGAAAATATTAGAGAATTAAATCGGTTTGATATATTCAAAAATGCTATTTCTAATTTGAATGATTATAAGGAATTAGCGTTACCTTTAAAAGAAAACACAGAACAACCGATATATATTAAAGAACTAAATAATTATTATGGTGAGGAGCAAAAATTATTAAATTTTCGCTCCATTGATATATCTAAAGATCCAGTAAGATATATAGATGGTCAATCATATCCTTTAAGTAGTGGTGAAATATCATTTATAAGATTTTGTGCGCAAATATGCACAAATATTGAGAATGGAACATTGGTGCTCTTAGATGAACCTGAAACTCATTTACATCCAGCTTTTATAAATAAGTTCTTTGCTATATTAGATACTTTATTGACCTTAACAGGTTCTGCTGCAATTATTGCTACCCATTCCGTATATTTTGTGCGTGAAGTTTTTAAAGAACAAGTTATTGTTTTACGTAAAAATGAAAATGGTAACTTAGAGTTAGAAAAACCAAGGCTGAGTACATTTGGTGCAAATATAGGTAATATATCTTATTTTGTATTTGGTGAAAGTGAACCTACGGATGTTCTATTAAGAGTTAAAAATAAAATAATAGAGGACAAGATGACATGGCCTGAAGTATATAATAAATATAAAGATGATTTTTCTATAAGCGTTTTAATGCAATTGAGGAATGAAATAGAAGGATAATTGATATGAATAAAATTAATAGACCTAAATTTTGTGACTCAATAGCAATAACTAATCTGGTATCTAATACTTCACTAGGTCACCATGGTAGTATAATGAATTGTTTACCATTATTAAAATCGGCCTACAAAGAGTATATCCGTAAAGCAGGTATCCCGGATAAAAATAATTATACTGCATTAACAAAAGCGGCTGGAGATGCACTAATATATTATTATTCACATCCACCAAAGAGTCATAATGAAATAAATAATATTAGAAAAAAAGATAGTAATTCATTATGTCCGATGTGTGGTTCGATGCATCGAGGTACGTTAGATCATGTCTTACCTAAAAATAATTTTCCAGAGTTTGCTATTTTTTCTAGGAATTTAGTTCCTGCTTGTAAATGTAATTTTGTTAAAGGAAAAACATCCACAAATGGAGCTGGAGCAAGAATACTTCATCCTTATTATGATAAAATTTTGGGTAAAAGGCTTATTTCTGCAAAATTTGATTCATTAAGTCGTATTCCAACAATAGATATAAAAATACTTTTATCTAATAACCATCCTTTATATCAGTCAGTTGTATTTCATGTTGATGAAATAGTCAAAAAAAATGACATTTTGGGATATCTTTCTGAACAGTGGGAGATGTTTTATTTACATCCCGAATCTGTAATAAGGGGACTTACTCCAAGACTTACAGAGCCAGCTAATTATTTTAAATTACTTAAGAAAGAATTACTTCTTTTGGATAAAAAGCACAAAGGTAAAAATAATTGGAATTCTGTTTTTGTTTCGGGTCTATATAGTAGGACTATTTGTACTTGGGTTTTAACTGAACTTCAATCGTCTAATAGAGATACTGACGGTATTTTAATTTAAATCTATTCATATAGTTAGTAAATTAAGCTTTAAAAAATTATTTATAAGTGAAGTAAGAAGGTTTATTTTTAGTAAACCTTCTTTATTTGGAAGTTATAATGTGTATTATTGAGTAATTATCTTATTTTTTTAGATGACTCTATATCATTTTTTGGATTTTTGTATAGATTATTCTTATATGAATTTATTGAAAATACTCTCCAAAACCACCCTAACCCAAACTAAAAATCAACCAGTTACATACAAACCAAGATCACATAAAAAAAGATTGTCACCACCAATAATTATAATTTATTTAATAAGTTACGAAATTATTATGGGTATAATGTTACGCCATATGGGTTGGACAGAAGCCGCTGACTTTATCATTAAAGGTATGGACGGCGCTAAATTGCTGAAATGTAGCGAGTTTGGTGATGCAATTATCAAACATATGTAATTGTTGAATTGATAAATAGTTAGCGGTAGCTTATTAGTTCCCGTTTTTTATTAATGTTTTTTTACAATAATAAATAACATACTCATATAGAGAATTGTATTTAAATAGCCAAAGTTAGCAAAAGTGAATAAATCTCAACAGACATTAAGCTAAATATAAAATATGAGTGAATAAACAATAAGGTATTTATTTTGGTGAAAAATATAACAGAAAATAATCTGCAAATGGCATGATAAAGAAGCCGAAGTTTATCAATTGCAGATTATCTGATGCTTAAAAATATAACCAAATAAAAATTAACAGGTAATGGTTATCCACTCTTTTCCACGAGTATTATTATAACGATCGGTTTGTAAACGTGTGGTATGGCCTAATAAGGCTTGGGTATCAATACCTTGTTTTCGGTATAAACGTTCAGATAAAGAACGTTGCTCATGAAATGTTGCAGGTGTTCCTTCTCCCCAATCAATATCTGTTTTATTTCTCGCCTTTTTAAAATTAGTCGTTAACGTATTTGCAGTAACTTGTTCGCCACGTTTAGATTGTGAAGTAGTTCGATGATAATGAACTAAATAATGGCTTACAATACGATCACGACATCGTTCAATAACTTCTTTAAGAGATACATTAATAGCTTGATTACGTAAAGAAAGTGGTATTGCTACTTTTGATCCTGTTTTACTTTGTATGATGTGCAAATGATCATCCCAAATATCTTGAAAACGCATACGTGAGATATCACTAACTCGCTGACCCGTCACAATGGCAAGTAGCATTGCATTTCCCATATAACGATGTTGTTTATCGGCAATATCATAAATTTTATGCCATTCATCTAGAGTGAGTCTTTGTCGCCTGATCCGTGTTCTTGGCCTTTTCGTTGCTAGAGCAGGGTTATATCCGGGAGGAACTTCTCCAGCATGTTGCGCTTCTTTAAAAATATCACTAAAAACCGATCTTACAACTTGAGCCATGCGCATTTGGCCTATTGCTTTGTATTCATCAATAATACTGACTAGATCACGAGTACCTATATTTGCTAATGGATATAAAGCCAATTTTTGACGCATCAGATCTATAGGTTTTTTCTTTTGTTTATATGTAGCAAGTTTTATCTCACCTTGTGATAAACGTTCTTTTTGAATATTCCAATAGCGATCTAACCATGTAGAAACAGAGATAGATTGATCTTTCATAGTAGCAACTCTATCACCAATGATTAAAATTTGGCGTGTTCTTTGTTCTGCTATACGGTTATTGGCTTCAAGAGCTATCTGTTTAGCTTGTGCTTCATCATCTCCTAATGAATGAAATTTTCCTGAAATTGGGTGACGGTATCGCCAATATATCTTTTTCATCCTTGGATGATATATTGAATATAAATTGGGTATATCAATATTCTTTTTACGAGGTCGTCCGCTCATCTTTTAATATTTTCCTTAATATAGGGTCATCGAATGTTTTGATGGAAGGAGTGGCAACTATACCAACTAAATCAGCATCTTCTTTGACTCGCCATAATCGGCCCTCTTTCCTTGCAGGGGGACAAAAATAACCTAATCGTGCATATTTATTTAATGTTGTTAGAGAAGGTGGGTTACTTTTATATCGTTTATCCGACCATTCCTTTAATGTTAATACTTTCATAATACATCCTTGCATAATAAAAATTAGTTAATAAGTATTAATTTACATTTAAATAAAAAATAATGAAATTTATTTGATAACTAATAAATAGCATTATTTTCTATCGAATATATATTTCCTTTTGCATTATTAATAAGAGAGATGTTCGTTAATAGATAATTATTGTACCTGATGTTTATATTATTACAATAACCATGTAATGGGAAGTACATATTGAGCTGAAATGAGCCAGCTCAATAAACTAAAATAAAGAAGATTAGAGAGTCTGAATAATTTGTATTACATAACCAATAATTTGATAATCATTAGTAAATAATATTGGGGTAAAGGCTGTATTTAATGAGATTAAATAAAATTGTGGTGGTTCATGGATAAACTTTTTAATAACGATGTCATTAGTAATAATATTTTTAGCGATAATTATTTTTCCATATAACTCTATCTTATTCTTGAATGATGGTTCGATAATAACGGTTGAACCTTTAGGGATTGAAGGAAGTGAATAGGGGTTTGTCATAGATTCGCCTTGGTAAATTAACCCATATGCTTGTTCAGATACGGGTACTGTTGCACAGCACCAATGCTGAATATCGCTTAATCTTAATGTATCGTAACGTGCTTTCCAATCAGCTGCTTGTTCAAGCGTGATAATGGGTATTTTCTTAATATTCACTGTCTTGCGAGTTATAATTAATGCATCTGCTTCTGATGAGTTTCCCCCGTAAAGTAACCATTCAGGAGAGACTTCAAGGACTTTGGCTAATGCCTGTAAATTTTCTCCATCCGGCTCTGTAACTCGTGTTTCCCACTTTGTAATAGAAACTCGGCTTACACTTAACATCTTTGCTAGAGCTTCTTGTGTTAATGACAATTGTAAACGGCGTTCTTTAATTCTTATGTGCATTTTATTTCTCATGTAATTTATATTTCCTTTTTTTTAGGTAAAAAGTATTTGCGTACTCTTTGTCTATTTGTTAATTTTAATTACCCAAACGGATAACTTATTAATTTAAGTGATATGCATATAATATAAATTAATTATATTAATTCGAATGACGATAGTTTTAGCATTAATAAAATGCTTACTATTTTAGTCATGATTAAATTTAATAAAATAGAATATTTTACAAAACACTAACGGAATTACCATCTTTTGTTATTTTTTCAATTAAATTATTTTTAATTTAACGCTTTTTGGCATTTAGAAAGAATAAAGAGAAAAGGAGTTCAGCATATGAAATCATTAATTATAAAATCTCGACCTCAGATAGTGATACCAGAATTAGCTGTCAAAATTGGATTGCATGAAGCTTTAGTATTGCAACAATTGCACTATTGGATAACAGAAACTAAGTCTGGTATTGAACATGATGGGCGACGATGGATTTACAATACACTATCTAATTGGCAATTACAGTTTCCATACTTATCAGTATCAACGCTCAAACGGGCATTTGCTCAGTTACGTATTTCTGGGTTGATTGAGGTAAAACAACTCAATAAACATCTTCATGATCGTACAAATTTTTATAGTATCAATTATCAACATAAGATCTTGCAAATAGAAGAAGATGAAAAGAGAAGCTTGACTGAAGGTAATTATGCCAATAAAACAACAATAAAACCGTTCGATGAGCCCAAATCGAAACAATGGACAGGTGTAACAAATCTATCTCAGAGTAGTTCAAATAGAGCCCTTCTTACAGAGAGTACAACAAAGATAACTACAGAGAGTAACAATAAAAGATCTCGGTCAGTTTGCTCGTTTTCAAGTCCTGAACGTCCAGAAATAGAAATTATCCGTTATTTTAACAAAGTGACTCACTCCCATTACCGTGAGTGTCAGACGACGTTAGGATATATCCGTGCAAGATTAGCTGATGGTTTTCATTTCGAAGAATTGATATTAATAATCGATTATTTAACAGCTAAATGGCTCAATGATAATAAGATGCAGGACTATTTAAGGCCTAAAACATTATTTCATAAAAATAATTGTACTGAATATCTTGATAAAGCGAAGAAATGGCATTTAAAAGGGAGGCCAGCATATCGAAATGGGCAATGTTTAAAACCCGGGGAAATACCGATTGAAATTGATTATGCAGAAAGAGACAGTACGTTTAATTTACTATTTAGCTCAGCGTGGAAGCCCAAAACAGCACTTCAAATTCTAGCTAAAAAAATGGCTTTACAGCGTGGTTTAGGGCATATGCATATTCACAAGGCTAGGTCTGTTTGGAAAGAAATTTGGTATCAGTCGGCTCAATTAATTGCTCGTTCAACAATTACAGATAAGATCGCATAAGGTAGTGGTGATATGAGAGATATACAACAAGTATTAGAACGATGGGGAGCTTGGGCCTCGGATGTACAAAGTGGAGTAGATTATTCTCATATTGCAGCAGGTTTTAAGGGTGTTTTACCTTATCAATCATCTTCAAGGATAAGTTGTTGTGATGATGATGGTATGATTATTGACGCTACAATAGCGCGATTACAACAATTGAGAAGAGAAGAAGAATTGAATGCGCTTATTTTACATTATATATATCAGTGCTCTAAAAGAAGCATTGCAAGACGTTGGAAGGTGAGTGAAAGCCGTGTACGTCAGATTATACAGATTGCAGAAGGTTTTGTAGAAGGTGGTTTGGCGATGTTAGATTCAGGATTAGTCATGGATCATGAAGTTGCTTGTAATAAAAAACAGGTTAAATAAAAAAGTATTAACGCGCTACGCAAATTAACTGTTATTCTAATAAAAATAAAGATATTTTTCTGGGTTATATATATTGTAAAAATATAACCTTAAGTGATTAAATATAAAATTTTATATAAATTAATATTTTTATTGCTAACCTTGTTAAGTAATGCTTAATTTTAAATTTTCTAATTTTTATGATATAAACTTATGCAGTCATCTTAAATGTTAGAGTTATTATGGTACCTAAAAGATTAAAGGCTGCAAGGGCAAGAGTTGCATTAACTCAAGAAGAGTTAGGTATTTTAGCTGGGATTGATGAAGAATCAGCTAAAATTAGAGTGTGTCAATATGAGTCTGGTACACACCGCCCAAACTTTGAAACTATTTGCCGATTTTCCAAAATATTAAAAGTTCCAGAAAATTATTTTTATACTTTAAATGATGAATTCGCGGAAGAGTTAATAAATATTTATAATAATAAATATAATTGCTCTTAAATATTATTTAGAAAGATTATACATGTTTTGTTACTTTGTTATATAAAGTAAAGAGATTACATGAATAACTTAAACTTATTATGTGCTATTTAAAATAGGAGGTAAAATATTTTATAAATACACTATTGTTTTTAATATAATACTAAAGTCTAATTATGGTTCCTTTTAGGTTAAGATATGCCCGTAAAATGGCAAAATTAACTCAGACAAGATTAGGTACTCTGGCCGGAATGGATGTAGCTAGTGCTCGTTCAAGAATTTCGCAATACGAGTCTGGACTACATAAACCAAGTTTCGAAGTTGTGTGTAAACTAGCCAAAATACTTAACTTGCCTGAATGTTATTTTTATACCGTTAATGATTGTTTAGCGGAAGATATAATGAAATTATATCGTGAAAAATATAATAAGTAATAAGCTTATAATTCATCTTTATTATTTATATTTTTATGTCTTAATTTACGAATAATTTGATTTCCTTTTTCATCAAAGTACCGTTCAGGCCATATTGTTGATGGAGGTATATCAAGTTCTTTAGCAATAATTTGTTCTCCTTTTGGCCATGGACGGGACAACGCGTTAGATAGAGTCGATGAGCTTAAACCTGCAGCTCTGGAAACTTCTGCTAGTGTTGTCCCTTTTTTCTTTAAAGAAGCAATAATATCAGCCGGATGCCAGTTTTTATTAATCATAAGATATCCATATAGATTGGTTTAAAGTATATTGATGAAAGTAAAATGTTAATATATCGGTTAACATTTTTCATTTTAAATAATTGTTATATTTTTTTAAATGAAGTAATTCCTATTTTTAAATGTAACCGGTTAGTATTTCCATTTATAAAATATATTAAATATATAAATTAATATTTTTATTTTTACAATTATCAGCAGGGTTATTTATTTAAAAATAATCTGACAAAAAAGACTTGCTGTTTATATGATGACGAGTTACACCTTTATATATATTCATATTTCTACACTAAAGGGTAAAATGTCATGATAAAACAGAACGATATGACAATTCAGGCGTATAATATATTAGAAATGATATCCCAATATACGGGGAATAATATAATAGAAATCGTTACTAAAACACAACTAAGTTATGAAAGTTGTGAGTTTTTACTTACACAATTAGAAATGGCGGGTTTTATTTTAAAGCATGGCGAGTTTTATAAAAGAACAACTAAGAGGGTTAATTAATTATTGCATAACATCAAAAAAAGATTGATGGTAATTTTTCCGACATAAAAGATAAGGTATATGTGATGAGATAGTGAAGAGAATAGTTACATCTGCTAGATGAAATGGTAGTGGATTTTTTTATAGTGAAAATATTACTGTTGCTGAGGTTTACGAAGATAGGGTTAAGATTGAAAAAATGCCTAATAGATAGTTATATAAAATAAATAGGCCAATTTCCCCTCTACTTTTTATATTAATGAAAGTTAAAGGCTAGGGACTAATAGTTTCTGGCTTTTTTATTATTTAGATAAAGGATATTGATGCAATTATACAATAATGATGCATTAGCTATATTAAAAACATTACCTGACAATTATATTGATTTAATCGCCACGGATCCACCGTATTTCAGAGTGAAATCGTGTGCATGGGATAACCAGTGGGATAATGTTGAGGCATATCTGTCTTGGTTTGATGAGGTACTAGTTGAATTCTGGCGAGTATTAAAACCCAATGGTAGTTTATATTTATTCTGTGGTTCTAAATTGGCATCAGATACTGAACTGCTTGTTCGCGGGCGATTTAATGTATTAAGCCATATTATTTGGGCTAAACCATCTGGGCCATGGCGACGACAAAATAAAGAAAGCCTGCGCACCTTTTTCCCTTCAACAGAGCGGATACTCTTTGCTGAACATTATCAAAAGCCAATCACCGCTAAAGGTTCTGAATTTTCTTTAAAATGCCAGGAGTTAAAGCAAAACGTATTTAAGCCCCTGATTGATTATTTTAGAAATGCTCGTTTAGCACTACAGGTGAGTTCTAAGGAGATAAATCAAGCAACAGATAAGCAAATGTTCAGTCATTGGTTCAGCAATAGTCAGTGGCAATTACCTAGCGAGGAAGACTACAAAAAGTTACAAACACTGTTTACACACATTGCTGATAAACAAGAAAAGTTATCGTCGTTATCCCGCCAGTTTACCGAGTTAGAGCGAGAACAATTCACCTTACAAAAAGATTATCAAGAATTAATAAAAGAATATGGTTTATTAAGACGACCATTCTTTGTAACTGCAGATGTGCCTTACACTGATGTGTGGGCTTATCCACCTGTTCAGTATTATCCCGGTAAACACCTTTGTGAGAAACCATCGGCCATGATGGAACACATTATTCGCTCAAGTAGTCGCGAAGGGGATTTGGTTGCTGATTTCTTTATGGGATCAGGAGCAACACTGAAAGCAGCACTAAAACTTAATCGAAAGGTTTTAGGTGTGGAGCTTGAGAAAGAGCGTTTTGAACAAACAGAGCAAGAAATAAAAGCGCTAACTTGTAAGTAATTCTTACAGGTTCAGTTATCTGGAATCCTCGGGTGGTTTTGTTGTGAAATTATTTAATAATAAAATTATTTACTATGAGGTTTTGACAATAGAGATCATTTATTACTCTTTATTATTATAGTTTTTCTATATTTTTTTAATAATGAGGAAAAAAAGCACTGTATGTAAAAACAGTTGTTTAGATTGTGATATCATCTAGTTAATTTACTTAATTACATTGAATTATGTTTAATTATATATAAAATTTTCCTTATGTTTATATAAGGGAAAGCATATGGCCACTTTTAAATTTTATAATATTCAGCTTCTGCCTGTGGATAGAAAAAAAGACTCAGAAGTAGGCGTGTCTGGATATTGCAAACTTTTTGAATCTGTTGAGAAGCAACTTGAAACGTTAAGAGAGGAAAAGGAAAAATTAAGTTCCGTTTCTGCCAAGCTTATTGGTGATATGTATTTCTCAGCGTTTTCGTCATCAATATACTCTTATCCTTTGGAAAATGGTGAGCAATACTTAATCCATGGGTATTTTCTTAAATTCGATGATGTTAACACATTAGTTGATACAGAAAGTGGGAAGATTAGTTATACATCATCTGGAAATAATAGTAGTCGTAGGTTTCAGTTTGAGTTTGTTTTCGATCCTGCTTTACATATCCTTGCTATTCAGGATACCAAAGGATTACCAACTAGAAATGCTTTAATAAAAGCATTAAAGGAAGTATTAGGAGCCCATGCCAACAATCTTTTTCCATATCATAGTTTAGAAATCATAGAGTTAACCTCTGCAGAATCGATACAAGATTTTTTCTTAGCACCTAAAAAGGGATATAAGACTTATAAAGGGGAGGTAACGTTTTCTAATTCAGATGAGTTTGATTTTGATTCAGAAGATGAATTAAGAGAGTTAGCAGGAGAACTTGAATTAGAACTGAAAACTAACGAGGTACATAAATGGGAAACAAGTTACCGAAGCTTTAAAGATCATTTGATGAATGACTTACCAAAAAATGCAAAAGCTCAATTAATCTTAGCTGCAAAATTTGGTAATGCTGAAGTTAGCTATAAAGATGAAAATAATGAGTTACAAAGATATAAAATGGAAGATTATCCCGTTAAGGAGAAATACAATGAGACTAATAGAACGCAAGGAATAAAGAATAGAACCTTAGGTATAAAGAATTTGATTGTTTTAGCAAATAGAAGAGCTAAAAAAGCATTAAAAGCTATTAGCATTAATAGAAACCTTTTTAAAAAAGACAAATAAAATAGGAAGAAAACATGAATAGGCCTATGAAAAATATGATTTATCTAAGAGTTAGATCTATCCCAATCGTAGGTTCTATTTTTCGTATTGCAAATGCGTATGCTTTTAAGGGGGAGCCTCAATGCAATAAAATAATAGCTCCATGGAAATATTGGTGGGCTAGGATTTTTAAAAAATTTCTTATAGTTCTCATATTCACGACGATTATGTTTTTTCTTGAAAACTCTTTAGCAAGTGAATCCCCATGGAACCCTGCTGATACTGTATTAAGTATATTTCCGAGTATTTTAGGGTTTGGGATTGGAGTTTATGCGCTAATGTTTATTATGCCTAGTGACTTTATGCATTATCTTAAAAGGCGTTATGAGTCAGGTAAAAGCGAAATAAGCCATCGGATTATCCCAGTAGATATGGGATATCCTTTATCTATTTTTATAGTCGTTTTGTGTGTGGCTTCGATTTGTAAATTGTTTAATCAAAATGGGATTACCTACTTTGCCAGTTTGTTATCGCTGTTTTATGGGTTAAGTATGTCCATAGAATTAATGTCTTTTTTGTTTAACTCATCGGTTAGAATTCAAGCTATAAGAAGTATGGGGAAGAATGACAAACAATAACTGATATGGGGGTGGCTTAGTCCAGTCTATATAATAATTATTGCTGTAAATTAAAGACCACTTCGGTGGTTTTTATGTCAACTTATATCAGGACTAGTCACCAAATTGACTTAAAACTTAGTAATCAACCTAACGTATTATCTCCACATCTAATAAATAATACGCAAATAACATATCAATCACTCACTTATCCAACTGTGTGCCTGTATTCCTTTAACTAAACTCGGACACTCCGTAGGGGGGGTATATGCGCATGGACAAATTAACCAATGCTACCTACGGAACAGCTGGCTTAACTGCCTTTTTTGTTAGTTTAGAAAAACGTTGTCAGATTGCACTCTCACATCATCGGTACTAATCATGAAATATAGGAAACTCTATGCCGTCATTGTGATGGTAGGCATTATTGTGGGTGGCTATTGGGTGATTAACAGGCAAGCTAACAGGATTAATTCACTGATAGATACCAACAAAAAACTGATAGTGGCTCTTGAAGAACAGAAGTCTATTAATACTGATTATCAAGCACGCATAATGCGGTTAAACCAACTGGATATTCAATATACGCAGGAGCTAGCGAATGCTAAGAATGAAATTAGTCGCTTGCGTGATATTAGTGAGCGTAATCTTGAACGGGTGTATATCAAAGCCGAGTGCCCAAAAAGCAAAACCACTCCCTCCACCAGCTTGGCTTCTGCAACCACCGCCAGACCTACTGACACCGCTATCCGAAATTATTGGTTACTTAGAGAGCGAATTGCAGAGTCAGAGCAGATGATTAAAGGGTTACAAGATTACATCAGGCAGGAGTGTGTAGGTGATTAGCGTTTTTTATATCTATAACCCTTTAATATCTATATTAAATATATTACATAAGAGAGTAGATATCGAAAGTATAAGTGGACTCAACAAATTCTGATTTCACGGTTATTGAGAGGCTGTTTTTATTGTATTTTAACGGGAATTTATCTAAGCCCTCTAAAAGGCATGTATAATAAGCAATATCATCAGAATTTCTTTGCAAGAATTTCACGTTACTAACGGGCGGTTTTTTATGCATTTTCCTTTGTTGAATAATGTGAATAAAATGGCTTGTTTGACTGGATAAATTACGAGTTAAGTCAGAAATAATGTTATTTTGAACCGCCGGTATGGTTAGATCTTTCGGATAATGATGTTTAAATTCAATAGTAGCAATCAAACTAGATTCATCTTTATTCAACGAATAAAGAGATAAGTCCACTGCACCATTCCTACTTTTTGGATGTTCTGTCATTGCTAAGTAATCAGAGTTCTCATTGATAACAATGGTAATTTCATCCCTAATTTGATTCTCATGTTTTCGATTATAGAAATATAAATTAAGTTCGTGTAATTTTTGCTTAACTCGCGGGTCTTTTATTGCGTTAATTAAAGTTAAAGTCACAGGATCTATATGAAATGTTTTCATTAGTAAATGATATTTTTTTTGGATTGTATGTAAATCTTATCATGATAATTAATATATAGAGAAATCATGACTAAAAACTTAGTTTGGATAGCAATCAAGTGAGTTTATTATTTCTTATGAAAATAGTTACATGAAATATCATATCTGAAGGAGTTATGCGAAATAAAACTAAGAAAAATAATTGGTTACTTAGAGCTGAATCAAAGTAAATGATTAAAGGAAAAATAGTTTGTGAGTTTGAAAGGAAAACAATTTTTTTATGATTATATAAAATATTACATGAGTAAAATTTCATGATCTAGATCGATAATATATCCTAATATAGCTGTATTTCATATGCTAAGATACATGTAAATGAATAATTCATGTTTACTTGGTGTAGTGTATATGGCAAATAACCCACTTGCTGAAGTCCAGCGTGAATCAGCAGGAGCAAGTACTTTCGGAAAGTATAATTTTCAATTTCATTGGGCATTATGTGAGATTATTGAAAAGCACAAAAAAAATCAGGAATATGCTTTATTAATTGAATATCAGGAAGATGTTGTAATTGCTAATAGTTTAGATCCAAACAATGCACAGTTTGAATTTTATCAAGTAAAGAATCAGATAGCTAAGTATACATCAGCATCTCTTACAAAAAGGGATAAAGGTAAAAATAATAAGCTTAAAAACTCTGTGCTTGGAAAGCTACTTAGTTCTTGTGTTAATACTTCATATGAAAATAGGGTTGTTAAGATTGGGCTAGTTTCATCAAGTGGATTTAGCCTAAATATTGATAAAGATCTTAAACTAGATGTAATCAAGATAGGTGATTTAGCAAAAGATGATTTAGCTAGTTTTTTACTCCGTATTTAAGGTAGCAAATTTAAACTGATCTAATGATAGATAAGCATTGTTTAACAGCCTATACAATGCTAAAAGTCAGAACCTGACAATAAAATATATCTTATTAACTAATAAAATAAGTAGTATTTTAAATATTGATGCTACGCCACATGGGTTGGATAGAAGCCGCTGACTTAATCATTAAAGGTATGGAAGGCGCAATCGAAGCGAAGACCGTTACTTATGATTTCGAACGTCTAATGAAAGGCGCTAAACTGCTGAAATGTAGCGAGTTCGGTGACGCGATTATCAAACATATGTAA